CGTCGGCATCGGTTTCCGGCTTCGGATCTTCCTTGTGCGCCGACAGCACAGACAAGGCGCTATGCTGGCTTCCCGACTCCATGGAGGAGTCGAAGCTCGTGCGGGTTTCCGAAGGTGGAAGCTGGGGGCTCATGAGAGGGGGAGAGCGGGAGATGGGGCGAGCGGGCGACTACGCCGCGTCGCCTGAAGCGGGTGTACCGGCGCCGGCGTCGCTGTCGTCCGCGTCCGGCTCGGCGTGCTGTTGCGCGGAGTAGGCGTGCGCGTCGTCGGCGTTGTTAAACACCGCGGGCGGCTCGGACGGCGGGTACTGCGGATTGCCGTCGGCGTCCGGCATCGGCTCGTGTTCTTTCGACACCATAAAGCCGTTTTTGGCGCGGCTGATGGTGGTGGAGCGCACGGGGCCGTGCTTGGCTTTCTTGCCTTTGCCTTTGGACATCGAGATCGAAGAGAGTTTCATGGGAATCCTTGGTTTTGTTTGGGGCTGGAGCACCGCTTGAAAAGCAGGCGCTCCAGGAGGTTTAGCGGACCGCAAGTTGCGCGAACTGATCGGCACTGCCTGTGAATCCAAGACGGCCGTTGAGGGTGCGGACGAAACCGACCGCTTGCGCGGCGCTCGTACATGCCAGCGATATAAGGTCTTGCAGGGACAGTTTGCCGGTGGGTACAGGCTCGTCCCCTCTCTCGGGCAATGGCGCGAAGAGCCCCTCGTGCAGGGTTTCGAGTTCGTAGTCGAGCGTTGCCAGCCAGTTGCGAAGTTCCGCAGCCTGCTTGACGACGCTGGGTTCGGACGGAGGCGGCGGAAGGGGCCGCTCTGTGGTTGTGTTGCGTTGGTTATTTATCATGCCCAACTGCGTTATGAAAACTGTTCGACGGGCGCGCTCACCCGCTTGGGGAAGCCCGGTATCTTGGCGAGGGTTTCGTCACTCCAAGCCATCGCTACGTTCTCCGCAAATTCCACCGCAGCATCCGCGCTGATGAAGTCGTGGCAGTCGTCTGGGGAATCCAGCACGCACTTCGGGACGTAGAAGTAGAGGCGGTACCAGTATTCCTCGCCGATTGGCATCCCGACGCGCGCCAGGATGCGGCCGGTGCCATGCACCATCACGTTGCTGTCGAAGCGTTCGCCTTCGGGGTTGCGCCCGGCGTGGCGTTCCCAAGTGAACTCGTTGCGGGTCATACGCCCTTGCGCATCGCGCCGTACATGATGGCGCCGCCGGCCTGGGTGTTGAAGCCGAGTCGCTCCAGGAGTTCGGCGTACTCGTACAGGAACTTCTGTTTCGCGTAATAGCGCCAGGCGTCGTAAGACGCGAGGACGTACTGCGTCCCGGAAAGCGCGCGGCTCATTATGTGGTGGCCGCCCCTTTACCCTCGGGCATGAATTGCGAAACCTTAGTTGGCAGCTTGACCGATCGCGGAAGATACAGGCTCGCCATGGAGCGAAACCCCGTGCCGCCGGCCGTGGGGGATCCGATCAACTTGGGCTTCTTGAGCGTCTCGCGGAACAGCGTCGGGGTTTTCGCGAGATTGGGTGTCTTGGTGGAAAACGTCATGCGAAAATCTCCATCAGCACGGCGCGCGCCCGTGCGTACCGCTTGCATTCCGAGCAGGCGCATTGCGCCCCGGCCGCTTCAACATGGTCGAGGAGGTATTCCAGTTGCTCGATCAGGATGTCGCCTTCGTCAGCGGCCAGCGCGGCGGCGGGTGATTTGACTTCCGTTGCAGGCTCCATGATGCCGCCTTGGTATTTGGGCTTCGAGGTCGAGGCTCCTCTGGAGTTGCGCGCCGTCGCTTTGGCACCACGCGGCGTGCGGCCCGCGGCCGAAGACGCATCGCTCGCAGCATTTTTCGGTGGACGGGGCATAGGGACGGCTCATCAGGTCGGTCATAAAGGGGTAATGCTTTCGGCGCTGAGATCTGCCAGCCGCGCCACGTAGCGCTCGTAGCAGCGCGCGATGCGTGCGTCGCGGGTTTCGCGCGTCTCGATCTGCGTCGCTTCCGGCGAGAGGTTCGCTGGGTCGATGGATTCGAGCGGCCCAGCTTTCAGCATGAGCCTGACCAGATCTTTCGCGACGGCGCGTACGGCGGCGTCCCAGGCGGTTCCCGTGTCGCCATCGTCCGCCAGCCAGGCGGCGTGCGCGATCTGTGCGAGGTGCGTCATGGGGCGAACGGTTTAGACGCTGTTTTTGATGTGCTAAACCGTGCGGGGGTCTTGACGTTTATCGTGGTGCCGATCCTGCTTTCCGTGGACGGCACGTAAACCGGGCGCCCATACGGGTCGTAGAGCGTGACCATGCGCCCACAAAACGCTGTGTCGGCGAACTGCCGCAAGGCTTCTCGCACATATTCCTCGCCCAGCACATCCGTGAGACTTCCGATATTCCTCATGCCATCCATCCGCGTTCGCTGATAACGACTTTGGGCGGCGGCGCGGGGCGCGAGGGCTTCACAATCATTTTGTCCAAGCTCTCATGGAGATAGCGAGTGGCGTCCATCAAATGATCGTCCTTCTTTACCACTTTGGAGCCGATGCCGAACAGTGTTTCGACGCTCATCCGGTGATACCGCAGGAATTCTTTCTGCCAGCGCGGCATCGTGCTGAACACTTTCAGCCGGCCGGCCTGCATGCGTTGCAGGCAGTGCATCAATCCCGACTCGACGCCGTTGACGGCCGTTGAGATGTTGAGCCTGTGTTCAACCTTGTAAAGCCGGAACAGCTTCTGGCCGTCGACTTGACTCGACCCCAAGCTGCCAGGGTCGATGAATCCGGGGATCCACTGGTCCTTGCTGTCTTGGCCTTTGATCGCGAATGCGTGCAGCGCTGGGTTATACTCTTCCGAGTAGTATTCGCGGTACAAGTACAGCGTGTCGTTGGGCTTATCGAGCGCGCCCCACACCACAGCCGTTTTGCCGACGTCCATGCCGAATCCGCGCGGCCAGTGCGACGGGATGTCGAACGGATCGATCAGCAGCGATTCGAGGTCCACCGGGTAGATGGCCCCTTCGCCCTGCCCTGGCTCGCCCAATTCGCGGGTTTTGAGGAGATGCGGCTGGCCGGCGTACTTCCGGCGCATTTCGGTTTTGACTTCTTCGCTCAAATGGGGTGCGTCATTCCAGCCGATCTTGATGAAGAACTTGGACGGATCTTCGGATTCGAGAAAATTCTTGACGACTTCGCTGTATCCGGCCAGCGGCGTGAACGTAACCAGCATGAGGCCGTTGCGCTCGCCAGGCTTGGTTGCCATCAACCGGATGCCGCATTCGTCGTAGACGTCGGCCGGCGGCTCCTCATCGAGCCAGATCAGATCTTTCTCCGTGCCTTCGAAGGCGTCCCGGTCTTTACCGTAGGACTTGAAGCCCAGCGCGGAGCGGCCGCCCGAGACGTGCTGTATCCAAGCCGTATCGATCGCGTCGGAAATGCCAGATTTCGGGGAGGGCTTGCCGATGATCCACTCCCGCGGAATCATGCCGGTTCCAAGTCCCAGCGTGGCGCGCGCGTCGTCGCCGGCCATTCGGCTCAGTTTCCCGAGCAGCTTGCCTTGCACGATGTCGCGCGTGGTCTCGCCGGTTTTCCCGGCTACCCAGGCGTCTATGGGACGGTCGAATCGGCGCCCGACCCACCAGTGGGGATAGTTGCCGGTGAGGTGGATGGCAACTTCATAAGCGCCTAAGCCTTCCGACTTCCCGACACGGTTGCCGCAGATGGCGAGGCGTTCGTTGTGCGTCGCGCCCGCCGCGAAGAAACTACAATGCTTCGGGTACAACTCCCGGCGCAGGTTCCCCGTCTCTGGGTAGAAGCTGTCCAGCTTGTTGTTGATCTGCCGGCGCCGTTTCTGCTCGTCCTGCTGTGTCGCCAGCAATACTTCGAATTCGAGCAAGTTTTGCTCTAAGCTCTGCGATCCTGCTTCGCTGGGCGATAATAGCTCGGTCAAGCTCTTCATCCGATAGCGATCCGACTCCTAGTTTCAAGCTGCCGGAGTGCTCGTGCTCCATCTTGCGCTTGCCCCAGGTGTCGGGGAACAGCGTTTCGAGCTGTTTCACCATGAGCCCGATGGCAATCTTGGTCTTGATGGTTACGCCGTCCGGGCTGACGGTGGTTTCCTCGTAGCCGTCGCGGCAGATAGCGGATACTCTGTCCTGCGCGCTCGATCGCCCTAGTTCCCAGGCTTCCTCGAACGCCGCCTTGTAATTGGAATCGTTCTTCTCGCGCCGAAGATGCTGGTGCCGAATGCGTTCTGCCAGCTTCTTGACCACCTTGGCGCGTTGTTCCTCGCGTGCGTGGTGCGCCAGCGCTTCGGCTTCTCGCTGCTCCTTGCTGCGGACGTCGTTGGGGCCGCCCTTGGGAAAAATGGGGGGTGCCAGTGGCGGGCGCAGCGCCTCTGCTGCCCGGCGCGCGGCTTCGCCGATGTCGGGCCATACGCTGATCGCGGCGAGAAAGGCGCGCACGCCAACAGGCAAGTCTTTGGGATCGTAGTCGGGCGTACTACTCCTGGCCGCCTTGTCCGCTCGGGTTGGGGAACGGATAGCCGTTGGGCGCTTCGAACGCCAGGAGCAACTCGAGCACGATGAACCTTGCCTCTTCTAAGGTGCGCGCTTTGAGCCCCGCTATGGTCAACGCAATTTTGAGATGGTTGTTAATGTCGTCGTTCATACTCTGCCCTCTGAGACGACAGTCAAAGCAACAGGAACCGGGAAGCCTTCAACCACTTCCAACTGTTTGAGCCGTGCGCGCACGATCTTTTTCGCCGCGGCGAGGCTCTGCGCCGTGGTTGCGAGCGCCGCAATGCTCAGCGCCTGCTTCAGAAAGCCGTCAATGTTATCGTCGATTCCGTCAATCAGCATATTACTTTTCCCTTCACGACGCCATGAGCCATTGCGTCCATGCGAGGCGCGCGTCCCGGTTATGGGAATCGAGCGCCATCCAGCCCTCGAGGCCCGCGGCACGATTCCGCATCAGGGCGCAGCCCACGTTGGCAACTGAAAGCGCGCTGTCCGGTTCGGCAATCCAGCTCTGAGGCACCCATCCGACCGCCGCCGAAACCACGCTGGGAACGCCGCACGCGCAACCGTCGGCGGTTACGTTATTGAACGTCTCAGTGAAGCTGGGCTGCAGGAGCAGGTCCATGCCGTACAGGTAGCGCAGGAAGTCGTCGTGACTCAGCCACGGCACCGGAATCAGCGTCACTGAGGGATTGAGCCCAAGGATCGCTTGGAGATTCTGCCGGCTTTGCGCGGCGCCTTCGTCGCGGCCCGTCGAGACGTGGAAGCGCACGGGAGCGCCCAGCGTCCGCGCCATGATCATGGTCGCCACGGTGGCCGTTAACCAATTCTTGAGCACGCGGGAGGCGCCGAACAATCCCACATTCAGGATATGGCCGGCACGCCAGGGCTCACGCTCGCGCCGGGTTTGCGCGGGCAGGTGATACAAATTCGGCAGCCAGGTGAACGGCATCCCTGTAGCGGCCTGCATGGATTCCGCCAGCTTTTGAGAGTTGGCCGCCACGCAGAAGTTCTTTGCCTGGCTTTCGAGCGCCATGTACAGCGGGAGTGAGGCACCAGCAAAGCCGTCCTGCGCCAGGAATCCCAGATTGGAGTGGTAGACCAGGCTGAAGCGCTTGCCGGGAAACGCGGAAAGGAGCTTGCCCAGCCAGGGGGCATCCACGAAAGGAGCTTCGAGCACCACGTGCGTTACATCGTTCCACGGCCCGCCCAGTTGCTCCCAGATGTACTCGCCATGCGGCACGGGGTAGGCTGTGGCGTCGAGGCGCTGCTCTCGCAGCGATAGGGCCGTAGCGGCGGCCGTGATCCCCAGTCCTTGGTGGCAGGCGGTGGCTGATTCGATTGCCGGGTTTTTGAAAAGAAGGATGGTCTTCATCCGAGATTTCAGACCTTCAGCAGTTCCGCGATGTCGATGCCCCAGAAGCGCGCTTCCATGTTCAACTCCGAGACTCTCGCCTTGCAGCGGTCGCGGAAGGCAGCGAGGTTGGATTGCAGTTGGGCAATCTGCTGCTCCTGCGCCTTGCTGTGGTGAATCCATGCGTCGCTGGTCTCGCGCGTATAAGCGAGCTGCGCGTGCGCCTCACGGAGTTGTTCCGACAGATTGATATACCCTTCGGTCGTCGCGTCCATGTTCTCCTGGAGTTCCACCAGCTTTGCGGCCAGTTTCAGGTTAGCTTTCTCCAGTTCCTTCTCGGTCTTCGTCGTTTTGGGCAAGATTGTTCCTTTGTTACTCTTCGTCGCCATACCAGCGATAGAAAATCAAGAGCGCCTCCGTCTCTAAGTCGGAAGCGGGATAGCGCAGGCGCACTAGCTTCGTCCCTGGTGCTCGCGGGCGTCGGCCGCCATCCACTCCTTGCGGGTGACGTATTCGCTACTCATCCATTCTTTGAGGTCCGCGATCTGCTTCGCGATGTCGGCTCTCATCTGGAGGTTGAGGACAGTCCAAATGACATTACCGATGAAGCCGATTGATGCGATTATGCCGGGTAGCCATGCGGGGTTCATGTTGCATATTTCCTTTACTGTGAATTAGGCGATGGCGATCGCCGCGACGCCTGCCTGCGCGTTGTACTGCGCGACAAGTTGCTGGACTTCGGCCAGCGTGACCACGGGCGGCGGAGGAATTGTTTCCACCATCCAAGTGGCCTGCCCAAATAAGGCGTTCGACGGCGGCACCAGCACGAACTGCTGATCGGCCGCGAGCGGTTCGATTGGCACCGGCAGCGTCATCGCGCCGGCGGGAACCAGGGTGATTTGCTCGTCCGGAATCGATTGCACCGTGGGATCGTTGGCGGGCTCGCCGTCCGCGGGTGCATAAATCCAATGCTGCGGGGCGCCGACGCCCCCGCTGTCACGTCCGAGTATCAGCGTCTTGGCGTGCAGGTCGAACCCTGCGCCGTAAGGCGATACGCCGTTGACCAGGATGCACCACTGGCGCCTGAGTTCATCCGCGGGGAAGACGCCATAGAACATGCCGTACGCCTGCTGCGCTACGGTCACAGTCTTGCCCGCGAACAGGAAGGCAATCGCTTTCGCGATGGCCTGCGCTTCGGTTTGGAGGCACAAGGTGGCCGGATCGATCGGCGTGGGGGCGATTTCGGAGACCAGGCAATTCTGCGTGGCGTCCGTAGGTGTCTCCACGAATGCCGGGTAGTTGTAACTCCCTGGCAGATTCACGCTGGAGGCAATCGCGGCCGGCAGCGGCATGGTAATGAGCTTGCCCGCGGTCGTGTCGAACATCAGGTATGGCTGTCCGTTAGCATCCCGATCAAACCAGTTCTTGACTGGCTTTGTAGGGTCGAAGGGCGGAGCTTGCCGTTCGAAGGTTGCCTGATAGGAGGCGCGCGTCAGATAGACGGCGAACAGGTACAGTGCGGAAATCGGAGTGAGGTTCAGGGAGGGAGTCATTTTAAGTCTTGGGCCAACCACTTTGTGCAACCGTTTGGACATCTACCGTAATGACCTTTGTGCCGTCCGACGATTCCAGCAGGCCGCCAGAAAGCAGCCACTTGCCGATTTCGCGATTCAGCGATACGCCGGCTTTCGGCTGCCCCTGCGCGATCTGAATCTGAATCGTTATCATGCGGCGCTCGCAGCGGCGGCTGTGTCGAATGGGCCGGACCACTTCGAGTCCTCGTGGCTCCAGCGCCACCACTTGCGGTCGCTGCGATAGTGGATCTCGTTATTCATGCGTTAATCCTTGGGAATGTGGGTCAACTGGTGGACCTTGTGCGCCACGCTCGTGACGGCGTGCTTCACGGCGTGCACCGCGTGCGCGCCACCTACGACGGCCACCGCGAGGCCGAGGGCGAGAAGGAGGACTACGGGAGAGTAGGGCATAATTGAAACCGAATGAAAACTTAACAGAGCGCGCGTGTTAAGTTATCCGCCCCAGCCGGCCAGCCGGTCCGCGCGCGTCTCGCGCTCGGTCGAGCGGACGTACCGCATGGTGTTCCGGATGTCGGCGTGGCCCATGTGGTCCTGGACTTCCACCACGTTGCCGTTCAACAGCTTGGCGACGTGCGTGCCACAGGAATGCTTGAGCGAGTGCGGGTGCGCTTTGTCCAGCGGAATGCCGGCCAGAATACAGTAGCGGCGGAACAGCACCTCAATCATGTCGGAGCTGATTCCGCGCTCGTGGCGGACGCCGGCTGTGTATACTTGGCGCGGTCCGTTGCGCGAGGGGAACAGCGGGCCGGATCGTTCCAAATTCTGCACCGCATCCCACGGGTACACCCGAATCCACGCTTTGAGCGCTTTCACTTCCACGTCGAGCAGCACGTGCTCGGCTGTGATCGAGCCCTTGCACCGTCGCACCAGCATGCGGGCCCTGCCTGCTCCAGCTCCGCCGGGCCGATAATCCGCAAATTGCAGCCGGCCTGGCTCCGAGGCTCTGAGGCCGCGGTGATACATCAGCCGGAAGATGGCGCGATCGCGAATCGAGTGGATCACGCGAAAGAAGCGCTCTATCTCCTCTTCGGTGAGGTAGGTGGCTTCCTTTTGGGGCTTGCGCTTCATGCGGCCTTCGCACGGTGGCGCCAAACATTCACGTTCTTGTACGGCCGCCGACGGCGCATTCGTACCATGGGCCACGGTTTCGCACGCGAGCCGGGGACGCGCACGTCCACCTCATGGAGGCGCCTCGCATCCGCCAGGAACGCGCGCGCTAGCTTTTCGAGGTTCGGGAGTTCGCGGTCGATAAACCGGGCGGCCGCCTGCGTCTCTGCTTTCACTTCGCCTTTTTCAACAGCGGGCAGCTCGGGCTGCGCGCGCTGGAGAAGCCAAAGGCCCGCGCCAGCCTGCCGCGGAACTGGGATACCTTGCAGCCTCCGAAGCCGGGCCCGCCGCATCCTTCCAAGCACAGCCAGCAACCGCAGGAGCACAGTTGGCACCAGGGTTCATTCACCTTCAGAATCGGCGCGGCCGGGTCATATTGCGTGGCGACGTTGACGTGCTTTCTGCAGCAGTCGCCCTTGTCTGAGCAGGCTCCGGACTTCTGCCAGAGATAAAAGGACAGGAGGGCAAGCAGAGCGACTAGCGCCCAAGAGAGTTTCGTTGTTTTGGTCATGCTGCCTTTTTGAGTTCCAGCCAATCGGCGTCGAGTTCCGCGGAAATCGCTTTGCCGATGCCTGCGACCGACACGACGATGCGGTTATGCTTCCCGATGCGGACCACTGTGCCGTACACGCCGGCCATGGGGCCGCGGCGAATATGCACTGGCGTGCCGTCCTTGAGTTGCTCGGCGGTCAGGCCGGTGGCGGTCTGCACGCTCGGAGATCGTTCCATGATCCGTACGCTTTCGATGGTCAGGTCGGGGATGACGGCGGGTTCGCCGTCTGTTGTCAGGATGCGAATCACGTGCGGATTAGCGACGATCAGCGGCGTGCTTTTGAACTTCGCGAACACATAGCCGGGGAACAGTGCGCGGCGGACAATCTCTTTTTTGCCGGCGTGCTTCAGCTCCACGGAGCGGGACGGCCAATAACTTTTGGCACCCTGCGCTTCCAGGCGATCGGCAACGCGATCCTCGTGGCTGGTGTGGACTTGCAGGACGTACCAGGACATCAGGCTTGCGCCTCGGTGCTGGCTGCTGGCTCTGCTTGGCGTTCTTTCACCCAGGCGCGTAACGCAGACGCGCAGACGGAGCACAGAAACGTGTTGGCGCTGACCGTGCGGCCGCATTCCACCGTGACGTCCGGCAGCGCGAGGCCTGGGCAGGGATGTGATCCCTTGGTAGGAGGCTGCCGGAGCCGCGTTTTCGCGCTCCAGATCTTCTGCCCTATGTGAAATTGGCCCATTCAGACCCCAACCACTTCGTCGGCGAAGAACAGCATGCTGCTGTGATACCCAGGAACCCAGACGCGCACCGTGCCCAGCGGATCGGTCGTCACTAAGCCGGCATACCGCACGGGTAAGCCGTCGAGTTGGCTAACGTGTCTGGCGTTCAGTCGCAAGGCAGCCTCCGGCCGAACCGGGTTAAAACCCTCTGCCAAATTCGGCGGTAAAAGTCTCGTCGCTTACGCGACTATCGCGGCACAAACCGATGCGAAAAGCGCGGCCGGATGTGCTGGTGGAAGTGCCTTCCCAGCGACGGAGCGCCTATGAGCGCCTCGTGATCCTCGGGCGCCACGCCATAGTAGTCGTGCTGTGCCCCGGTCTGAAACTGCAGCCTCATCGTCTGGCTGGCGGGATCGTAGCCCACCGCGGCGAAACAGCCGGAGGTGACGGGCTGCATGTCCATTACACCGCCGCCTTGGTTGTCGCCGGCGCGAGTGCCGTTACGTTGTAATTCCGCGGGCCGGTGCGTTCTTCGGCCACGTGCTTCTTGACAAACTCCTTGCCCAACTGCGCCTTCAGCTCCGCGAGCGTGATCGAGAACGACGCGAACGGATTCGCCTTCAGGTTCTTCAGTTTCTTCCACGCCAATTGCTTCACGGTGACAGTGATGGGGCGTTGAATCTCGCGCGGCGTGATCTCAAGCTGGTAAGCTTTGCCGAGGCAGAGTTGCTGGCTTTCGGCGCCCAGGTCAGGGTACCGTCCGGCCAGTTCCTTGAGAAGGGCCGCGCGAGATGCTGCATGCGGATTGATTTGCGGTTGGAATAGCTTGAACTGCCGATCGGCTTCGCCGAGTCGGTCGACTAAGGTTTCGATGGAAAGAGAAGAGACGGGAAGCGAGGGGGAATTTGCTGAAAGGTCCGCTGTTTGCTTTCCCGCCATGTCAGTCTACATGGTAAGGGCTTAGCCCCGATTTTGTATGTACGCAATTGCAATGCGTAGTTTTCAACTACGTTTTGGGGCCGGGGTCAGGGTCCGGGGGAATGCTCGCGATGTCCTCGCCAGCGCCGCGCGCGTAAGTGCAGAATGGCTCGCCGCACGTGCAGCCTTCGGGGTGTTGCTTAATGCCGACGGCGGTGCCGGCCTTTGCGCTGCTGTGAGACATAGCCCAGCGCGTCAGAAGCGCCTGGGTGTGGATGCGCAGCCCCTGCCGGAGGTGTTTGGCGTGCCCGGTGATTGTAGACGTTGAGACGCCTAGCGAGTAGGCAATCTCTTTGATGGTCTCGCCGCAGGCGAGCAGGAACACGACCAGTCGTTCGCGGCGCGAGAGTATCGCGGCGTCCTGGGGCGCGGCCGTGAGCTTCCCGGTTTCCGGGTCGATCAGCCTCTGCCGGATATGTTTGATAATAATCCCCTTTTGGGCATCGATTTCATATCCCCACTTTGAGGATACTGCATTTGGGGGCTTGTGTCTCGCTGTGCAAGCGTTGTAAATAAAGAGTATTGCACCCGTTTTTTCGATTAAGGGAGCCCGATGACACTGAATCTCGTACCGCGGCTCAGCCAAGATGAGGTCAAGCTGACCGCGAAGCAATGCGAACTCTTGCGCTTGCTTGACAAAGGTTTCGCGCACAAAGAGATCGCCGCACAGATGGGCATAGCGCTGTCCACGGAAATGACGGCGTTCGGTCGCATCAAGGAAAAGCTGGGCCTGGCCACGCGGTCGGAAGTCCGGCGCTGGGCGCAGACGCACACCGCTGCGGTCGCTATGCCGAAGACGCCGGCGCCGCGCGAGCTGCACTCGGACGGCTGCCCGTGCGACGCGCACTATTGCCGCGGCCAGCGGCTGCTCGCGGCGTAAAGGCGCGCCGGCCGACGGCTCGCGGATTTTCCCATCGTACCGGCGTGGGCCTGTCGATACGTGGCAAATAGCGCACCGGTTTTGCGCGTAACGCGTTGAGTAATAAAGAGTTACGTCGCTTTGTGCGGGTTTTTGAAGTGGAAAGGAAAAGGTCTGTACAGACCTTTTGGACCTTAGTTGGCCGACTGGCTAAAAGGTCTGTACAGACCTTTGACTGCATGACTGCCTTGGGGGCATCTCGATGCGCGGGACGCGGAACGTTCGGTACACTGCGCTGCTCATCCGAGAAGATGATAGCACGCTTGTCGCCCGCGGTGTCAAGAAGTCTATTGGAATAAACGCGCCCGCCGATTCTCCCCACGTTCGGTTGCTTCAATGCGTTACTGCACAGATGGGCAATATGAACGCGCGCCAGTATAAGCCTGCCTAATTCTGTCGTCGTGCTTGAGCCGTCGAAACCGATAGTACTTGCGCTTCCGCCTGCCGCGTTGTAAGCTGACTGGCGTTATGCGCGAGGGCCGGTCACTGCCGGTCTCACCCCGAGATCCGGACACCACCTTGGCCGGCCCTCGACACTCTGTGGTGGAGTGAAATGGAGAAGCCCCCACAATCAGCGACAGGCAGACGCGGCGACGCGGCGACGCGGCGACGCACGTATGGCTCGCTGTTCAGCGGCATCGGTGGCCTGGATTTAGGCTTTGACCGCGCCGGCTTCGAGTGCCGCTTCCAAATTGAGATCGACCCATTCTGCCGCGAGATTCTAGAGAAGCACTGGCCTGGAGTTCCCAAACACCATGACATCCGCGTTGCTACCGCTGCCGTTCTTTCACCCGTCGATGTGCTCATTGGCGGCTTCCCATGTCAGGACGTTTCCCAAGCCGGAAAGCGAGCTGGCATTGAAGGATCTCGCACGGGCCTTTGGGCTGAGTTCGCCCGAATTATTGGCGAGCTTCGACCCCGATACGTGGTCGCTGAGAACGTCCCAGGGCTCCTTACTAGCAGAGGAGCAATGGGGCGAGTGCTTGGAGACCTTGCCAGACTCGGGTATGTGGGATGCTGGCGCTGTCTACGGGCTTCGGAGTTCGGAGCTTCGCACATCCGAAAGCGCGTCTTCATTGTGGCCTACAACGCGCGCGACTTCGGGTGGGGGGAATCGCTCGGCATACGAGGGAGGGCCGTACAGGGAGGGGCTTCAGACGTTGGCGCAGAATTGGCCGACGCCAGACACGATGGGAGATCGGGACGGCACCATATTGCGGAAGGACAACAATCTGGCAGAGGGGGGCAGCCATGGTGGCCCGAGCAAGAACCTGCGGGAAGTGGTCGAGAGCTTCCCCGCTTCGCTCCAGGCCCCTCAGATCCAAGATGGCCAGACATCCTCAGAGAGCGCCCCGACCTCGCGCCGGCTTTGGCCTACGATCCGAAGCCACGAAGTAGGCGACTACCAAAATCAAGTGGACGGCTCGACGCAGCCGACGCTGACAGGAGTAGCGCGGGGCTGGAACGGGTCGGGCAATTCGGATGCGGGCGATGCGGCGGCAGATTCGCAGCCTTCGGAGAGCAGCCCTGGGATAACGACTTCGGAATCGTGCCGATTGCTTCTTGCCCCTGGTGCGGACATGCAGGCGACGGAACCATCACCTACGACACCGAGCACGGCGGCACCGGCAACCCAGGCGAACCCGACCTCGGCCCAGAAGAGGAGGCTCAATCCGAGATTTGTCTGCTGGCTGATGGGCTTCCCGCTGGGCTGGACAGAGCGATGCAAGACCGCACCAAGCGACTGAGCCGCCTGGGTAATGCCGTAGTGCCAGACTGCGCTGAGTGGATCGCGCGCCGGCTGGCGGAGTTCGACGAGGTGTACGCATGAACGCAGCTACGCCCGTAGTTGGGGTCGCTGCAGGTGAAAGCCGCGGGCGTCCGCCTCCGGCTATACAAAATTGCATATTCGCCGGTCTTAATCTTGGCAGGTCAGGCCCGGCAAAAGCGCAAACACTTAGCGCCGGAGGCACGGCTTCTCCTCTATTTTCGCAAGCCCCCACCTCAAAACGCAAGTGCATCGACGCGCGTTTTCACGCCCATGCGGGCGGTGAAGACGTTAAACCCAGCCAATCGGAGGAAGCGTGAAGGACTGGACGCCGCAAGCGATCACCAAACTGGGTGTGCTCTATCCGCACCACCCCACCTGGGCCGTGGCGGAACTACTGAATCGTTCCATCGCTTCCGTCAAGAGCAAGGCGGGGGTTCTGAATCTCCGCAAGCCGGGGAGGCAAGTCTGGACGGCGGAAGAATTGGATCTCCTGCGCAAGCTCTACGCGGACCATTCGAGCGCGGAAATCGCGCAGCGCGTCGGCCGCAGCGTCGGCAAGGTCTATCAAGCCGCGGCGCGTCTGGGGCTGCAAAAGAGCGCGAAGTACATGGCGCACAATGTGGGCTTCGTCCTGCAGCCGGGCATTGGGGCGGCCTATCGCTTCCCCAAGGGACACGCTCCCGCAAACAAGGGATTACGGCGCCCGGGCTACGCGCCAGGGCGGATGGCGCAGACGCAGTTCAAGAAAGGCCAGCGCGCCGGCGCCGCCGAAAAACTCTGGAAGCCAGTGGGAACCATCGTTGCCGATCCCGAGGGCTACCTGCGCATCAAGGTCCGGGAGCGCGTCAACGGCCAGCCGCCTGGATGGAGCAAGGAGATCTGGCCATTGCTTCATTGGCGCGTCTACGAGCAGCATAAAGGTCCGATCCCCAAGGGACACAAGGTGGTATTCCGAGATCGAAACCGGTCTCATTGTGAGATCGAAAATCTGGAACTGATAACGGATGGAGAGATGATGAGACGCAACTCTATCCACAACCTGCCCCCTGAACTCAAGCAGGTAATTGTGCTTAACGGGGCACTGAAACGAAGACTAAGGAGACTCTGTGGCAAAGAACAAACTGAGCGACTTGAACGACCACTTATTTGAAACCATCGAAGCGTTGAAAGACCCCGATAAGCCCATGGAAATCGCGCGCGCCCTGGCCATCACCCACGTCGCGGATGCAATAGTGAAGGCCGCCAAGGTTCAGCTCGATTACCACAAGACCGTGGAGCGGTTCACTGAGGAAGACGGCAGGTTTTTCGAACCCGGCGGCAAGCGGCTGCTGGTAAACGGGAAGGCCGGCCACGCATGAAAACCAGCAATGGCAAGCTATCCCGCCTGATCGTAGTCGAGATCGAGCACCAGCGCGTCATCGCGCGCATCCACGAAGCGGAATGGGAGGCGGCCAGGCTGTATTCCCTGGAAAGGTGGGGAGTCGGCGTGCTGTTGCTACACTGGCGGCACGCCTCAGAGGAACAGAAGGCGGCGGCGATGCTGCTGCCGGTGACGAAGATCGCGGTCGTGCTGGCGCGCGAGTACTCGGCGCCGCGGGTTATGCGCGCGGGAGGTGGGCGATGAAACAGAAAGCTCTCTTCATGGAAACAACCACAATCGACCCGATGCGCAGCGCCGGGGAGATCACGGCAGAGCTGGTCCGCGCCGGGGCCAAGTCGGTCAACACCGATTACAAGGATGGGAAGGTCTCGGGCCTGCGCTGGATCATGCGCGTGAACGAGACCGACATAGTGTTCGACATGCCGGTGCGCGTTCTGCCCATGGACGCGTATTTCCGGAAGCGCCACGGCGGATACATTAACCTGCAGGATGCCGAGAAGATCCGTGCTAAGGCCGAGCGTGTGGCGTGGCGTCACCTGCTGCGCTGGGTCCAGATCCAAAGCGCACTGATCGAGACCGGCATGGTGCAACCCGCCGAAGTCTATCTGCCCTACATGGTGATCCACACCAGCGGGCGCACACTATTCCAGCAGATGAGCGAGTCGCAATTCAAAATGCTGGCGGCGCCGGCTGGAGGTGGGCGATGAGGCGAACCCCGGCCGAGATCCTACGCGCGATCAAATTCGAGAGGGCAGAAGCGGCTGAGGCGAAAGGCACCGTTGTCGAGGTCATACACAAAACCCTAGAGGACTGCCTGAAGTGGTGCGTCGGCGATGACGGCACCGAATATGGCGGCCACATGAAGCGCAGGAAACAGGAAGCAAAGAAGATGCCGGGAGGGAAGACGAGATGATGAACGCACAGACGAAACCGAAGCCAACAGCTTCCGAGACGAACGGCGGCGACAGCCACCTGAAGAAGTTTGCGGCTGAATTAGGGGCGCCGTGGCTCGATCCGATACCGCCCGCTCAATATCTACAGTTTGCCACGGATCCCGACTGCGAACCGTGGCTACGGGTCTGGGCGACGATCCTCGCCTGCACGATCGCCATAGGGTGCCGGTCCGCGTTCGCTATCAACCGGACCACCAGAAAGCCCATCACCATCGAGGATATTGCCAAACAACTGAAAATCGACGAAGGAAACGCGCGTCGGGCGCTTCGCCGGCTGCTTGTACAGAACCGCGTGCGCCGGGACGAAGAAGGGCGGCTGTGGCTTGCCGGCGTCTTTGAACTTCCCCGCGGCCCGCAACCGCTCAATCCGGACGACGATCCGGCCGCAATTCTCGAAAGGTCTGTTACAGACCTTTTCAAACCCTACTACGCGCGGCAAATTATGAGGCTTAAACCGCACATAATAAAGGAGTTAGTGTCTGAAAGGGAAGCGCGCGGAGAGAGATCTCGCTTCCGACTCGCCGACGTGGTAGCTGCCGGGCGCCTCATGGATGATCGAGACGACAATGTGACGATGGCCCGGTACGGTATCAACCTCATCCGCGAAACGCACGATTTGCCGGCCGACAAGCGAGCTGAAATCGACGCCCGGCGCCTCCGTGCAGAGGATTTGATCCCGGTGCTCGAAAAGCATGTACAGGCCTTTTACAAGCCCGTTTCCAAAAGGTCTGTAACAAAGGGTAAATCGGCTTTGTTACAGACCTTTGAAATACCGCATGCGCACGCCGCAACCCCAGGCGAACACAAGAGTTCAGTAACGGCCCCGCGCGTGCTTTCAGAACAACAGAAGAGAGGAGGGGCTACTTTTGTAAACGGTAGTAATAATGGCGCGCCTCTTTCCGTGTCTGCTTCTGATCTTAAAAAAAGAGAGTTCAGTTCAGTTCCTTCAGAGAACCGAACTGAACCGAACTCTTCTCTTTTAGAACAGAGAACCGAGCAACTCAAAGAATTGCTAATGAGGTGGCTCGGAACGAAACTCTCGCCCGACAGCCCGGGCCCGCCCGTATTAGCTGGAATCCTGGAAGCGCTTGGCGATACCGACCTTACGCTCCTCGCCCAGCGGATACAAACCCGCCTCGACTCGATCACATCCTACTGGATGGTTGTGCTCCTCGCCAAAGATGCGGAGAAGGCGGCGCAGGCACCCAAAACCGAAGCGCAATCCCAACCCAAGCCGCAGTCTGCGGCTGATAAATTTGCGGAGGAATACCATGCAAGAAAATCTCGAAACGCTACGTCAAACGTATAACATTGCCTCGCGTCTCACATTGATACCAGGCTTCCCGAACCGCGACGAAGCGATCCGCGCGGTCTCCGACTGGCTCATAAAACAGTGCCCCGATCTAGAGTGCGCGGAGTGGCTGATCCGCAGCGCGACAACCGAACGCTATGACGACGCCCCCTGGCAAGGCGTCCGTGAGCTCGAAACCCGCTACAACGCCAAGTACAACCCCGCGCTGCCGGCATTTGAGGCCGTCAAGCGCCGCTGCCCGAGATGCTGGGACACTGGCATCGTCAATTATGCCGATACGCCGGCCGAATGGTGCTCCTGTCCGATGGGTGCCAATATGCGAATCGCGGATCCGGAGGCGGTCGACAAACTGAATGTAAAGCCTGTGCGGCCATCAGCGGCCATCCGGATAGCCCAGATCAAAACAGCGGCCATCCGGATAGCCGAGATCAACACATCAATCGACTTAGAGGTTGAGGAAATCAAGCGCATTCAGCGCGAGAACCAAGCCAAAAACGGTAGGGCGTTGGATGCCGGAGGTGACGCATGACCACTATCCAGCGCGTCGACGCCAAGATGAAAGGCTTCGCCCAGCGCCAGGCCGAGCGCGAACAGCAGAGGCGCGCGCGCCAGCGTGAGAAGCGGCGGCTGTACAGTAATGCCCTGCCGCGGCACATACGCAGCGCTTACCTAATTGCACGCGCACGGCTGGCCGAAGCGCGGGAAGGAGCAACTGCATGAAAAGGCAAATTCCAGAAACGTGGCGCCGACCGAAAGGCAAGCCGATGCCCCCGGAGCAGAGAGCGGACATGCTCGAGGCTGCGTTGCTTCGCCGCATAGCGGCTGGCGTCGACCGCGAGGAGCAAACGCTGCCATGACCTCCCAGCGCGCACTTTTCGGCGTCCGCTTGGGAGGTCCCGCGCATCCCCGTTGGCGCGGCGGCGTGTGCCTGAACGAAAAAGGCTACCGCCGCATCATGGCCGGGTCGCACCGCGGCAAATACGAGCACCGGCGGGTCATGGAAGAGATGCTGGAGCACCCGCTGTGCGCGCCCTACGTATTCCCCGAGCGCGGCGTCATCCCAGCCGGCCTTACGGTTGAGCACCTGGATCACACCCGCGCACACAACTGCCGCGAAAACCTGATGCTGCTCGACGAGCGCCTGCATAATGCAATCACCCAAGCCGGCTGCCGGTACATCCGGGAGCATTACGACGAGTGGCTGGTTTACCAGGCGCAGAAGAACGAGCCCGATTGGGTGACTGCATGAAGTGCGAACAGTGCCACGACTGGGGCGTCGTGATTTTCCCCGGTGAGCCGTCGATCTGGTGCCGGTGCCCAGCCGGCCCCCTGCAGCAGCAGCAGGCATTAGAAAGGATTACTCAAGAGAGGAGGCTAACGGAATCAGGGGTTTCGCCATCCTGGGTCCGGGTGGTTGGCGCGGCCTTTGGTTTCTGGTCGTATCCGGAGTGATATGCCGATCCGCCGCGAGTTCCGTAAATTCTACCGCCGCTTTTGGCGGAACGTGATCCGGCCGCGCATCCTCGCGCGCGACCAGAACAGGTGCCAGCGTTGCGGAGCCAAAAACTACGATATTGGTTACAGGGATAGGCACGGATTCTTCCACCCGGCGCCAGTGAGGAAGCGCCGCGCCGCCGGGAAGTTGATCCGAATCATACTGGACGTCGCACACCTCAACCACATTCCCTGGGACAATAGGGATGAAAACCTTAAAGCGTTTTGCAAGCGTTGCCACTTCCTGCACGATCTGGACCACCACCGCCAGACCCGCTCCATCCGCAAGGACCTGGCGCGACCGTTCTGCGTCCATTAAAAACACTAAAGATACCTGTAAGGAGTACCATAGGGCCATGAGCCCCTTGGTTACTTGGATCTTTGTGTCAGCAATTGTGGGCGCGATGCTAATCCTCGGCATCCTTGCCGTTGGAGATGCTAGGGCAGCCCGAAGGCGCCGGCGCCGGCGGGATCGGCGCGAACGCGACGAAAGGTGGAAGCCGTGAGTTTTACAATCAATGACGCACGGGCAGCCCAGATTGCAAAGTGGATGCTCTGGACTTTGTGCATTGCGGCTCCCGCCGCGGTGCTGCTGTTGTGCTACCTCGTAGGGAAAAGCGTAAGGTGGGAACCATGAAAACGATCGGTAAAGTAATTCTGTACGCGCTGGCCGCCGCGGTGTTGGGTGCCTGCGTGATCTCGCTGTCGGCGCAGGCGCAGTCGTACACCGTGCTGGTTTGCGGCGGCACCAACACCTGCACGTTTCTGCCGCTTGGCCCCGGGCTGCAGGTGTCGTGCACGGGCGCGCCGCCGAGCGGGCCAACTTGCGCGATTACCGCGACACCTGGGCCTGTTGGTCCAGTTGGACCTCCAGGAACGCCTGGCGGGGCTGGCCAGACGGGCGCCACGGGGTTGCCGGGCGCGGCAGGACCTCAGGGGCCACCTGGGGCCGATGGCGCGCAAGGGCCGCAAGGAGTCGCCGGGATACAAGGTTTTATCGGGCTGCCGGGTCCGCAAGGGCCAGCAGGGGGAGCTGGTCCCCCAGGGGCATCCGGTCCAATTGGTCCACAAGGGCTTGCAGGCGTTGCAGGCCCTGCAGGTACCCCAGGACCTCCGGGCTTAACGGGTGCCCCCGGGCCAGCAGGTCCGCAAGGTCCGCAAGGTCCAGCGGGCGCGATCGGTCCCGCTGGGCCTCCCGGTCCACAAGGCCCCCCAGGGAGTGGCGGCGGGGCAGCATCCTCCGTCGTTGCCAGCATCACATCCACCAGCAACCCCAATGACACGCTCTCGTTTACGTGCGCCGCGCTCCCGCCGGCCATCCCCGCTTGCCCGGTGCCGGTGCTGGTATCGTCGATCCCGCGCGGGCAACTTCAGGCATACGTCCGGCTAAACTCCACCGGGCAAGAGATCCTGACCGTAAACGGCAATCCAATGCCAGGCGACTACTTCGTGGCGCTGGCGCAGGTAGCTGCTGCTGGAGTGGGCGGGGGCAAACCCTACGCGCAATGGGCCGCCGTGCAGAATCAGTGGTCGGGCTATCCTGCGCTGCCCCAAATCTCCATCGCTTGCCAGACGTCGTGCGCGTCGGTGACTGTAGCGAATGCGCCTGGGCAGGTGACGGTGACCGCGCCATGATCCCCGAATTCGCGCGCTTCGACTACGCGCAATGCTCTCATCCGTTCGTGGAACGGCATGACTTCCGGTACGGGCACCAACGCTACCGGTGCCGCTTCTGTCATCGCACTTTCACGCCCGCCAGCAGCAAACATTCCCCAGCCTCCATCGGCCGCGCCTTACTTCCACATTTCCTAGCGGCGTCCAAAATCAAGCCGACTGCTCAAACCACGGGGCACACATGCCGAACGGTGGCACGGTACTTCCGCCTGCTGCAAACCGCGCGGCCCGTGCCGTGCCCATGCGGTCGCCCGCGCTTTCATCCAGGGCGTTGCTTCAAGGACACGAACATCGCCGGACTAATGCTTGCTTCCGGCAGCCCGTACCGCAACGCCGGGACCGATGGCTTGGACATCGGCGCCAATGTGGCCGCTGTGGCCGCGGCGGTGGGGGCGATTGTATGGTGATTCCAGACGCGATTCACATCCACACGCCAGTTCCCACTACCGCTGGGAACCTTGCGCTCCTAGAGCTCCGACATCTTTCCGCCTTTGGCTGCACCGTTACCGACAGCGCTGGGAACTCATGGGTGCTCATTCGCAACGGCAAAAAGCGACCGACACTGTTCCGCGATCCACCCAAGCGCGGTATCCGCTACTCACTGTATTCTGCGGGCCTTGCGGGCGGCCATCTCCTGATTTCGGCCAACGAAGCTATCGGCGTCGTGTTTAAGGAGTACGCTCTCACGCAAGAAGCCGCGAAGGCGCTGGATATATGACGCGCCTCGCCGAGATCATGCGCCTGCTCTACGCGCCGTGCCCGTGCTGCGTGGCCACAGCCATGGGGCAGATGTGTACTATGCGGTGCCTGCATCTGAATCGTGCCGCGCTCGTGAAAGAGGCGCGTGAGATCCTGGAGCGCCAGACACTTCGAGACCCAGCGCCTGCGATGCTGGCCGGGTTGGCCGCGTTACGTCGCGAGCGCCAGGACGCGCCAGGTTAGGTATACTAGTTACGTTCGCATGTGGTAACCTCCAGCGGCGCGAAGGCCTCCGGGCGGGTGTTAAACGGTGTCCTCCGCTCACCTGCCCGCGCTCGGTCGCGCCGCCTTCCTCCCACCCCCTTCCTGCCGCGTGGCATAATAGCGGCATGAAACTACTTAAACGGTATTCGAACATTGCTTTCTGCGCCGCCCTCTTGGCGGTGGCTCTTTCAGTCGCCGTCCTCACCTTCCCCCACGTGAACCACGCAACCGCGGCCACGGCCACGCCAAAAGCCGCAGTCGTACTGGCGCATGGCCCGACGTTCCCGCCGAACACGTGGTGTGGTGGCTGTACCACGTGCAACGGTTGCCCGCCCGGTCTGAGCGGCGAGTGTGCCAATAAATGCCCTGCGGCCCAATTCGCGCCGTCACACGTGGCCACGGCTGGGCGCGCGATGCCGGCTGACTGCAAGATGGCTTGCTGCCGGAAGAAGCACAAAGATGGCTAGCCGATTCGCCCGCGTTTACGCCGTGCTCGTGGTTCTATGCGCGGCGCTTCTACTCAGCGCCTTCCAGCGCGCGCCCAAGCCGAATGAGCGGATGGCCCCACCGCCGACATGCTACGGGCCGGCGTGCGAGGCCAACGGCGAGTGCAATTTCATGACCGAGATGGGCACCTGTATCAGTTTGTGCCCGTGCGCGTGGGACGTCCGAAAGCCCGCGCCTCGACCGCAAGGGTGTCCGAAGTAAAAAACAAAGGAGCAAACGAAATGAAGTGGAGAATGGAGCGAATGCTCAGGGTTATCGAAGCTGAGGCCAAAGACATGGGCCTCATCATGGTGAACGGGCCTGGCCCGGAAGCCAAAACCGCAACACAGGCGCAAGCGCTCTCCCTGGGAGTGCGCACGAACGGCCAGGACCGCGCTGGAATAAATATCGAGTTCGCGGAGGCGTAGATGACTGTGCGCGAAGTGGCCCGGGAGTTCGACCGATACGCGGCCGAGACGCCCGACGCTAAAGCCGTGCTCGATGACAGAGGCTCGCCCCCATGGGCCGAAGAATACCCCGAGGTCACAGAGGTAAGCCGGATGCCCGACGGCCGCGTCGTGATCCGATAACCACGGCGCGTGCTACTATTCCAACAGGGAGAATTAAACGTATGAAAGGACTTGCATTACCTATTCCGCACACGCGGACAGCACTTCCACCGCGCCTCCATCGGATGATCGAGTGGATAACCGGAGAATTCAGCTGGCTGGAGCGGCTGGAGTTTTGCTCCGCGTTGATAGCCGCGGCCGTGAAGCAGGGTGCCACCACGCCGGCCATTGTCGGCGGCCACGTTGGCACCGGCGCCGCGCCCACTACCACGGGGACCATGAACAAGCGCCACTTTTCAGCCGCCCAGCGCAACAAGCTGAGCGCCGCGGCAAAGGCCCGCTGGGCCACCAAGCGCGCGACCGTACAAGGCAACGGACCACGAACACCAATCGTAACGGAGACCGGACAGCCCGCGCCCACCGCGATCGTCGGCAAGCGCACCCGCAGCCGCAAGACCGCCGAGAAAGCTATGACGGCGGCCGCCGGCGCCGGGATCTAACAGGTTCGGACCGGGGAGTCGTGTTGGCCTTCGCGAGGCTACGCGCGATCGTGATCCGGGCCCGATACGGGGGCGTCCGCGGGCGCTCCCGTCGAAGAAGAAGGGGGCCGCGCAGCTCACGATGCGCGGCCCCCTTTGTATTTACTGGCGTGCCGGATTGGTTGCCGGCCGCTTTCCTCAAGCGATAGAGGCGTCCCCTAGATTCCCTCGGCCCCGTCCGCAGATCCGAACCGCGCACTTACTCCGCGGTAAACCGGCCGGTTTTGACCTCGGCCCCGACCAGGGTCTCAGTACACGCTTACCCTCGCCCGCGTGGACGCCGACGCCAGCATTATGATTGGCCAGCCCGTTACTGGCATAGGACGTGCTGAACTTCGTTCGCGCCGCTGTACAGCAGCATCCAGAGGTGCCGCGTGCGGAACGGCAACTTCATGGCGAGCGCGATCGCCTCGCGCAGCGGCCGGTCGATCACGTCAATCTGAATCCTGCCGTCCGGCAGAAACTCCCAATCCACCGCGCCGCAAGCAAACAGCTCGTTGAGCGCGGCTTCCCAGCGCGCGTTGATTTCAGCGGGCGTGGCGATGACGTACTGCTCGCCGTCCCAGATCTGCTTCGTCTCGATCCACCGCTCGCCATTCCACTGCTCGAGGACGGTGGTGTCGCCGATGCGGGGCGTGTTGCTGATTTTCATTTTAGCCTCCTAAACGTATGCGGCCGCGCCGCCCTCTCCGCCCGGTCCCGCCGCAGGCCATCGAGATACGCACGCCATTGCGGCTCAAGCTTCCCTGCGAAGAAATCGCGTTCGATTTCGTTGTAGTCGCCGTAGTGCTCCATCCACATATGGAGCCGGAAACAACAAAAGATTGCCTGCTTATCCGCTTCACTCATCGCGCCGCCCTTTCCGCCTGCGCCAGGACCGCGGGCAGCTCAGTGCAGGACTTTGCCGAATGCCGCGCGCCATTTGATCCCATCCCGTCCCCGGAATCTCCATATCAAGCGCTTGGCGCGATCCGAAAGCCGGTTGGCTGCATACCTCTTGGCGCGATCTGTTGTCATGCTTCCAGCCTTGCTTTTTCCGCTGGCTTGTAACTCCGAGCGATGAACCGCGCCAGGTCCAAGGGGATCTTGGCGATCATAGCGGAGGCTGCCTTGCGGGAGTTGCTGTTGCCGTGTGACGGGCGCGGGTCTTTGCTTTTGTCGCGTATCCAGCTTTTGCCGTCCAATCCCTTGCGGCCTTCGGCTTCGTGGGTTTCCGGTGAGACACCAGACACCAACTCTTGCCGTTGCGCCGTGGCCGCTTTCCGCCGTTCATCCAGCGCCGTGTCTAACCATGCCGCCCCGCTACCGCCTTGCTTGGTGCCCCGCGTTTCATGCTCCGCGCCGTTGAAGCTGGGCGATGAACCGAGGCCGTTTTCAAAGGCGTGGAAGTTCCGGCCTTCCCGCTTCTGCGCGCCCCGGTTCTTTGAATCTGCCACGGCGAACCATGAGCCTTGCCCGTGCGCTGTGCCGTCCGGGTTGAACTTCTGGCCGCCCCTTGCATCGTTCTCCTGCTGGCTTGTCAGATGCGCGCCTTGCCCGCCATTGCGGCGCGGATCGGAATAGCCTTCGATCTTTTGGACCCGCCGCGCCGCCGCGATCCCCGCGCCGAACTCCGGACGCACCACCACGCGCCCGCCAACCGATTCCACGTCGCCCCACAAGTAGAACGAGCCGAAGTGTGCCTTCGCCGGCCCTACCCACGGTTGCGCGCCTTTTACGTTCTCGATTACCAGCGGGACGTTGCGGTAAACTGTGCCGCGAATACAGCCGGGCACGTCGCAGGAGCGGTACACGGGAGGCCCGATTCTCCCCCCATCACAGGATAAGCACCTAATGCCCGTCGCGTGAACGGCCTCACGCTGGATGCGAAAACAGGCGTCGAATAGGGCGTTTAGTTCGCGGGTTCTATCGCGGTCCCTACGAATCTCGGCCGCCATCGCTTTAGCGCGGCTCCAAGGCATTGCCATGTACGAATAGGCCTGGCAGGGAGGGGAAGCCACGATGCAAGCCGCGCCCGCGAACTGGGAGCCGTGCAGCGTGAGCACGTCTTGGATTACGAGCTGGCCGGGATAGCGCGCTTCGCCGTATATGTGCTGGTGGTTGTCGAAGCCCACCACGTCATAGCCTTCGGTCAGGAAGCCATCCGTCCAGCCACCCAGGCCGCAAAAGAGGTCGATGCAGAGCGGCCTCACGCGCCCAGCCCCTTCATGAACTCCTGAAAGCTGGCATCCTGACGCTCCCGGATCAGCCGCGCCTCTTTCACCAGGCTGCCTTTATTCAGCTTGGAGCACCAGCCGGTACAGGTTAAGCCCGTGGGCCGCTTCTCGACGGGCTGCTCCTCGCCGCGTCCGTTGCGCGCGTGATTCCAGCGCCGCTTGTCGGTGTGGTTTGTGGCGTGGACTTTCATTTCCGCGCCCCACTCGTGCGAGTGGCTGGGATCGCCGCCCCAGGGCTGCTTTGGAATCGAATAATCGCGAAGCCCCCAATAAGGTGGACTCGTGACGCACATCTGCACCGATTCGTCCGGCAGCTTGCGCAGGCACGCTAGGGCGTCGCCCTCGAGGATTCTCATAGCCCCAGGCGCCGCAGGCAAGCAGCGATGTGATTGGGTTGGATCTTGCGCCGGAACACCACGAGGCGCGTTTCGAGCAGCGTGTTGCCGGTAAGCGCGACGACAATCTTCGTGACGTCGCAGTGGCATAAATCGAGCGTGAACGATCCAGGCTTTTGGCCGGTCTGCGTGCAGGACCATCCGCCAACCGCGTAGACCATCGGATGCCGCGGCTTGCGCGCGTCGGCCCAGGTCTTCACACGGGCATCGTGGCGCCAGTGGATCGATCCGTCGGCGGTCCATGCTTCGTATTCCCCGCTGCCCACGCGCCGGCAAACGTAGCCGCGGCATTCGCTGATATACATCTCGTTCATTTCGTTGCTCACTGGACTGCCTCCGGGCCGTCGGCGGTGGCCATCGCAATAGCGCGCTCCCACTCCTCTGGATGCGTGGCGCGGTAGGCCTGGGCTTCCTCGTCGCTGGCAAACTCCACGCCCAGCGCCCGGGACAAAAACGCCAGGACCGCACTCGCCGGAATCAGTATGATCTCCTCCCTCCCAGTTTCGGGGTCGGCGACCACGCCAGCGGCGGCCTTGTGCTCGGGGTGCGCATCCAGGTAATCCCATAGATCCTCAGACGAGAGGAACTGGCGGCCCAGCAGGCGCTCCTCGTGGCGCAGGATGTCTTCTTCGTCGCTCATTAGCTTCATTTTCCACCTCGCTCAAAAGCGTGCGTTTTGGGGCGCTTTTCGCACGCCGTCGCGCGTTGCCTGGCTCTGGTCGGCGCGCTATAATGGGGCTTGGAGCCGTTTACCAGCCCGCCCGTTCGATCCCTTAAAATCAGCACTTTAGCCCTCCAATTCGGCATTACGACGAATCTCGTTTTGCAATCCTGACTTGCAACCCCTTTGCTTGCTTTAGCCGTCTTCCCCGAGTTCGGCAGTACGCGCATAATGCCGAATTCGCCGGGCTGATTTTCCGCTAAGCTGACGCCACGTTTCCCGGCGCCGGTTCCAGCTCCGGGACGACCTCAAATTGGGTCAATTTGACGACCACGCGCCCCAGCGCCTCGCCGCGCTCCAACAGGCCGCAGCGGTTTATTTGGTCAATCCACTCGTCAACAAACCGGATGCCCTCGCCATCGCCGTACTCGTTGCCAACGTTTTGGGGCCGGGGTCAGGGTCCGGGGGAATGCTCGCGATGTCCTCGCCTGGTCCTTGTGGTTTCGGGCATCTTCAAGCATGGCCCGATTCCCCGGCTTGCCAATCTCGTCGAACGTTTCTTGCAACTCCGCGGGCGTCATGTCCACCAGCGGCTTTTCGTTGATCTTCGTTTTCATGGTTTCCCCTTTCTTTTGATTACGGCAAACTCCCGCAGCGCCTCCGCGGTCAGCTCCGCCAGCCGAATGCGCTCGACCATCGCAGCCACGGATATTGCCGGGTCGGCGCGGTCGAGCGCGGCCAGCAGCTCTTGCGCGCGGCGGGCATGTGCAGCCGCCGCGCGATCGAGGTCAAGGAGTTCGCTTGTGGTCCACGCGGTCATGCTTAGTAGCTGATGGCCGTGATCAGGCCGTCAGTGCCGGAGGTGTAGGCGATCCGGTTCGCGCCGTCCACCGTGGCATAAACGGCGTTCGCCACTGTGATGCCGGGTTCAACGCCACCGGGATACGGCCAGTGGAAGGGCACGGCTGTGGTGATGATCACCTGGACCGGCCCCAGACCATAGGGAGGTGCATCCAATTCTGTCTCGGTCACAGCGATGTAGATTGCGTGCGTTTTGTCGTAGGCTTGGCCAATGACCGCCGCCGGACCGAACGGAGGGCTGGCTTTGTTCTCGGTTGCGTCCACGTTGTACTGCGCATAGGCCGCTCCAACTGGGCCGCTGCCCCAACTGGGAACCAGCATCCAGGATGTGCCGATCATCGGGCCGGCCTCGGGCGCATTGCTCACTATCTGCACGAAATACCCGGCCACGGAAACCGGCTTGGTTCCAGCACCGGGAAAAAAGAAGTTGTTCACCCCGGTGAACTCGCTTGCCCCCAGCCATGGTTTTTGCGGCATTCCGGCCATGCACTTCTGAGCGACCGCGAGGTCGTAATACCACCAGTCCGTTTGCAAAGCTCCATTTACGTTGATGCCCGAGGCGGTGAGCATCAAACCTGTTTCAGTGCCGCAGAGGGGCATATATGTGGCGTTTTGAACTGCGAAGCCATCCGGTGGCGTAAAGGTTCCCAGGATGCCCGAGTGACCCACCCTGATGTCCCATTTGTACAGGCCTCCACCCGAAACAATGAACGCTGCCCGGTCTACGGCGTCCACGCTAATCGAATACGGCGCCCCGCTCTTAGGCAGGAAGCCGCTGTACGTCGTAGGCGAGCCGTTGCCGAAGCCGTTCTCCAGGCTGATGGCCATATTGAAGCCGGCGATGACGTTGCTGCCTTCGTATGCGCCGATGCACCACAGATTGTTGAACGCCACGTCCACGTCGCAGTCGCCCACCTGCATACCGACGGGTTGCGTGGCTACGACTTGATGCGTGGCCGGCGAGATCGCCACAAGTTCATCCTGGGCCGGGATTGCCGCCCAGATCACGCTATCGAGAGCGTCGTAATACAAGAAGGTCGCACCCGGCACGGATGCGGACCACTGGATTGCGGGATTGATCCCCGCTTGAGCCACTGCGGGCGCGACGGCCAACAGCAACGCGGAAAGAACTGCGGTTACTACCGTATTGGTTTTCATGCCTTCTATTTATCCTTTTGAAGATCGACAATACAACACTATCTTTGGTTACGAGCAGGGCACCAACTGCTGAGGCGTGTAATCCTCGGCGGCGATGCAAGAGTCGATATCGGAGCCCCACATGCCCCAAGTGTCGCTCGCGGCCGCATAGGCTACCGCGTAATTCTTGAGACCAGTCATCCACGTTGGCGGCGAATTGAACAGGCTCGCCGAAACCGTGGCGTTGCCGGATGTACACGAGCCGCTCACTTCAAATCCCACGGGGCCAACGGTCACCTTTCCCGCAACGTACATATTGGGCTGCGGGCTGCACGCTCCCACCCCTGCGCACGACATGAAATTGAGCGGGTACGGCAACTTCTGGTAGCATTGCGCGCCGGTGAGCCACGCGGGCTCATTGCTGCCTTCCTTGGGCCGCCGAGCGCTCCGGCTCTCGTGCGCTACTAACGGACACTCCGACTGCTGGGTCTCCGGAAAATAGCGGGGAGCGACTAGCCCGACCGCAACAATAAACGCATCCAGCGCGGGGGCGCGGCGAAACCATTCGCCATCCTGTCGGAGGTCGGCGAATTTGTCGTGCAGCCATGCTTCCGTTTGGTGACTTCCAGGCATGCAGCCGAGTAGTCGGAAACCAAAGTTCGCCGGGCGTAGCGTCCCAAGCTGGGAAAGCCTGCTAAACACCCGCGCCGAGTACCCAATCTTCACGTACTGGCCGTCCTGCGTTTCAATGAAGTAGACAAAGCCTTTCGCTTTTTTCCCTTCCACCGGGATTTGCCGCCCAAGGACTGAATCCGGCGCTTGTCCTCGACCGTCATCGTGGCGAAGCCCTTCGGGACTTTGGCCTTTCCGCCCTTCCGGCCCATCTGGGCCGCCGCTTCGTTCAATGTTGCCATATTCGTTTGCCATAGGGATCTTAGCAGCAATCGTTTTTTCTTGCAACTACCTATTGACAAGCGTAACAGTAATCGTTTATTCTGTCAATAGCAGTAAACGACAACAGAACAAATAAGCCGCGAGGCTCTAAAGCGCGAAAGGAATAACATGAGCTATTACAGCGTATGCCCTGACCCCTCCGCGTTCTCGGATGGTTGGGATGACGAACCAGAACCCGACGAAGAAAGTGGTGCCCGCGAAACGCTGCCCGACGAATACGGCCCCGACCCCGAACTCGCCGCCCACTGGGACGAAGCGGACGAAGGCGACATGCGGTACGACCTGGCTGAGGAAGCCCGGCTGTTCCCGCCCGAGTACATTACTATACCGGCCCTGCACCGCATCGAGTTGCGCGTGGCCCGGCTGAACGTGCCGGAGCTGGCGCGCATTGAAGAGGTGGCGTGATGGCGAACGACAGGCAATCCGCGGAAAAGCAGGCTGCGGTATGGAACGCGCTATTCCCTATCGGCGTCGCGGTCGTCGTTAAACTGCCTGCGCAGCCTGGGGAAATCGAACGCCGCAGCATTTCGGCGCACACCGCCTCTATGGCATCGGTCAAGCCGCTGGCCGTACACGGCGATTACTGGATCGCTGTAGTCGCGTTAGATTGCGGCATCGAATCGGGGCTCAACAGCGTGACGGTGCCCCAGAGTCAGGAGGTGGCGTGATGCACCTTTGGCGACGGATAGCATGGACGTGGTTCTGTATGTGGAACCGCCGGGATGGAGAGGACGCGCTGGATGCCGCCGGGTCGGCGCTTCTGGTCGGCGTCGCAATCGCCTGCACGCTGGGCGCCGCAGCTCTGGTGATCGGAGGTGTCCGGTGAACGAATACACCGATACCGAGCGCCTGGACTGGCTCCTGAAAAGGGTCCTCGAAGGCACCCTCGACCTAGATCACGACGGCGAGACGGGGCGCTGGTACTTTCAATCCGCCGCGTGGGACACAGACTATCCAAGCGCGCGCGCGGCAATCGATGCGGAGATGGACTTCGAGCGGTCCTCCTCCGACAATTCGCTGATTGGAGGTGTCCGGTGATGGCGAGGGAATGGTGCCCTTGTTCTGGTGGCCACTGCCGCGCGCAAAGTGGCGACAAGGAAGTTACTTGCACGCTCTACGATCACGACACCGGGGAGATCCTCGGTGTCCAACCAATGACCAAAGCGCAGCGGGTGAAGGCAAATATCCTGCTGGCTAAGAATAACGATCCGATGTGCTGGATCGAAGGAGAGGTTGAGTAATTATGGGCGACATCATTAAATTCCAACTCAATGTGCCGGTCGAGGTTCCCGGCTTACGCCTGTTGAATGGAAACTTCGGCAAGCTGGTGGACTCGCCGAAGTTCAAGAAGGGCGATGGCGTTACGCCACAGCAGCAGTACCAATTCTCCACCGTCAACGATTGCGTGTTCTGGGTGCCTGACTTTGCCGGCATGCAGATTCACGATCAACTAGCCAAGCTGGGAGTGCATGAAGGGGATCCCATTAAGGTCACCAAGGCCGAGATCCCGCAGCCGGGCAAGAAGCCGATCACGCGCTGGCTGGTGGAGCGGATCGGGCCAGCGCCCAGCGCCCAGGCTCCCGCCCCGAGCAGCAATGGCAACAGCTATCACCCGCCGGCCGTTGCCCGCAAGGTCTCCTACGGGGTGTTCCTGCGCGAGGCGATCAGGGAAACCGTGGCCGCGTTGAAGGAAAACGGAGAGCAATGGTCGGATGCGTCGAAACAGGGGATGGTATCGACGCTCCTGATTCAGGCCGGCCGCGACGGCATCATCTCCTGGAACCTGGAAAACGGCAATAAGCCCGATGCGCCTATCGCTGTTTCCGCCGAGCCATCGCCCCTGGAGAAGCAGCTCGCCGCATCAATCGCTCTCCAAAAGCAAAAAGCGCAGCAACCGGCCCAACTGACAGGCGAACCGGCTGCTGCGCTTCAAGATGCACAGACTTCCCAAACTTCTTCTACTTCTTCGCAGTCTACCACGAAGCCCTGGCGCACCTTTGGCGAGATGGTCCGGTGCTTCGAGGGCCTGAAATCCCAGATCCCCTGGCCAATCTATTACGACGTGCTCAAGCACTTCGGCGCCGAGCACGCGAACCAGTTCGAGAACGCCAAGGCGGCATGGGCATGTTACCAGCGCCTGGATCAGCGCGTACGTGAACACCTGCACAAGGCGCAAGACCCGACGACGTTTGAGCACTTCGAAGCGGTGGAAGGAGACTGGCAATGAGCGCCCTGGCTCTGGTTGAACCCCGGGAGGCTACGGCCTCCCTTTCGTTGTTCGAGTTGTCTGAGGAGTTAGTCTGTCTCTTAGACACCCGCGACATGGTGGAGGCTGGCTCCGCCGACCAAGCCGAGCTGGATGCGCAGATTCAGGCGTTCCAGGACGCACTGCCGCGCAAGGTCGATAACGTCTGCCGCATGATTTCGCACATGGAATCTCAAGCCGCCGCGGCGAAACTCGAAGCCGCCCGGCTCTCGCAACGCCAGAAGCAGTTCGAGGCTCGGGCCGCTTCGCTCGAAGGTTACTGCGTCCGGGTGCTGGAGGCGTTGCCGGCGCCGAAGAAAGGCCCGCGCAAGCTGGAGGGAGAGTTCAACACCTTGGCGCTTTCGACGTCGGAACGCTGCAAGGTCGAGGACCCGCTGCTGGTGCCGATCGAATACAAGACCGCCGCGGCAAAGATGCCGGCCGAGTTGTGGCAGCAGATCGTCGAGACGCTGTGGCCGGAAACGCTGGCGCAGATCACCGTCGATGTGTCTGTCCGGCTGGCCGACGTCAAGAAGGCGCTCAAGGCAGGCGTCGAAATAGAAGGCGCCGATATCGAGTACCCGAAAGGCGTGCGGAGATCATGAGCCAGAAATCAAAGCAGTATTACCAATGGCAGCAAGCCCTGGTGCGCGATGCGGAACTCTGCAACCGCCCAGGCTGCGGCCACAAGCGCTCCTGGCACCTCGGCGACAAGAACTGCACCGCACGGCAGATCAACCAGTGCGAATGCCCAGCGTTTGTTCCGGCGCCACCCGAGCCAGCGAGGGCCGCATGAAGCGAACGACGATCCAATGGCTCTCTCGAATCTTCCTGCGGCCGCCGGTATGCTCCCATTGCGGGCTGCCGGCGACACCGCTCACAGCCGGCCTGTGCTGGGGCTGTGCCGACCTGCTGGCGCGGCGCGCGGCCATCGACGCCAAATGCCCGTGCGGCAACCCCGCCGACGCCATGATCTCGCATCACCCGGTATGCCGGGGGTGCGTGCAGGCGCTCAACCGCACGGTCGGCGCGCTGCGCTTGCGCGGCCTCACCACGCGGCAGATTATCCGGTACTTGGTCGAGGCTGGGAGGGATGCGGAGGCGGAGATCCTACTGAAGAAGTATGAAGAGGAGCCAAACCGATGCCGATAGTTGATGCACTTACGCCTTCCCAGATCGAATTCCTGGCCCGCGAGCTGCTGCGGTTGCAAAAAGGCTACATATGGGCCAAGACCGCCGCTGAAGTTCCCGAGGCCTGCGGCAGCTACATCCTGTATCAACGACTTCGGCCCGGCGGCGGAGGTGTCTGCCACTGCCTCCGCAAAGCCTTCCCCGGCCAGCCTGGAGCAATGTGGGGCATCGAAACAGACCAGATCTTTCTTTACAGGCTGGATGACGATGGCAGCGTGGTGCGATGGCTGGATCACGGGCCAGAGCCAGAACCGGACGAAGAGGAAGACGTCCCCGGATTTTGCACTAAATGCGGAGCGCCATCATGAAAGCTCTAACCCTCACCCAACCTTGGGCCACGCTGGTAGCCATCGGTGCCAAGAAAATTGAGACGCGAAGCTGGTACACGCACTATCGCGGCCCGCTGGCCATCCATGCAGCCAAGGGATTTCCGAAGTGGGCGCGCGATTTCACGCTTGAGCCTGCCTGCTATCACGCAATGGAGATACTCGGGTACAAAACGCGCCGCTGGTTCCCACGCTATCCGCTCGGGGCCGTGATCGCCACATGCACACTCGTGGACTGCGTGCGGATGGTCGAGCCGCCAGTCCCGCGTTTGCCAATCAGCATCGGGCGGTATGACGACAGGCTGATCGACCACCCCGTGGAGTTGGACTTCGGCGACTATTCTCCGGGGCGATTTGCCTGGATTCTCAAAGGGGTGGAATGCTTTGAAAATCCGATACCAGCGACTGGCGCGCTGGGCCTCTGGGAGTGGACGCGGCCATGATCCTATCCACTCACCAACTCACCCGCTGGCTCATGCGGGAAGTCCACGGGGCAGGTATCCCCAGGAAAGCACCAAGGAAGGCGCTGAGCGGGCCTGTGCGATCTTGGCGCTATCGCCAGTGGATCAGGAGCCTGCCTTGCGCTGCCTGTGGGCTGGAGCCGGCTGGGGAAGCGGCGCATACCGGATCTGACGGCGGAATGCGCCAGAAGGCATCGGACTTCTCGGTGATTCCGCTATGCCCGGATTGTCATCGATTCGGAGCTGGAGCTTATCACGCGATCGGCCGGCGTCAGTTTGAACGGCGGCGCTCGATCGACATTGACGCCCTGGTGCGCAGGCTGAATGATCTGTGGTGGAAGGGAAGGAAGGTAGCAGCATGAAAAACGCGGTACGGATTACGGTGCGCCAGGGGAAGATCAAGCGGCGGTTTGTGGTGACGAAGGCGCCCTTCCCGGATGTTGGAGATATTTGCGACTTGCCTGGAAGCCCCGGATGGGAAGTGGTCAGCACAAAGACCACCTCGGCGTTTTCTATTAAGTTCCCAGCAGTAAAGACAAAGAGGTTGGCATGACGCCCCGCCAGTTGGAAATTCTCCAGCACAGTTTGGGCGTGGACAAATACGGCCAGGGCGAGATATATCGCAACCACTTCTGCGCAGGCGGAAAGGATGAGGAGACTTGCCGGGAATTGGTGGCACTTGGGTTCATGTGGGAATGGCACAAGAGCTACCAGGAAATGTTCCCGTACTATAACTGCTCGGTTACGGAAGCCGGTAAAGCGGCGATGCTGGCTGAGAGTCCGAAGCCTCCCAAGCTGTCACGCTCCCAGAAGCGATACCGCGAATTTCTGAACGCCGATCTGGGGATATCGTTCCGTGAATATCTGAAGGCGCTCGACGATGTAAGGCGGCGATCATGAGTCTCTTCAACGGCATCTACTACACCCGCGCCGGCAGCCGGCTGGAAGTGTCTGGCAAGCATGGAGGGCGATTCAGCCTGGAATTCGATTGGATGGAAGAGCCGGGGGCTTGCATCGACTGCGTGCCCGATCCCGAGCCGGAAGAGTTCGGGCCGGAGGACTTCAGGATCGTTTGGCGCTGCGCTCTCCATTCCTCGGGGAATGCTCAACTGTTGCCTCGGGGAATGCCCCCCAGTTTCGGAAGGGAGTCCCAGTGAACCACAGCAACGTAGAAGCCGCCCTAACGCTGCTTCGCAATCACCTGGCAGCCGGGCATCCGCTAGTACTATCCACAACTCAGCTTGTGCTGAGAGGGCATGTATTCCAGGGGTTCTATTCAGTGTCGGACGTGGAAAGGCATTCGGTAGCGTACATCGAGCAGCCGGTGCGGGTGGTGCGGTGCCTGAGTTTCGAGGACGCGCTACCGCATTTGATCGATTCCTGGACCTGGGAAGACGGGCCAGGGAGATATTTATTCTATGAAATGGAGAGTGACTGAAATGAAGGTAACGAAGTGGGTGGAATTCTCGCAGGAAGTCGAGATCTCCCTGGGCGTGGAGGATATTAGCTCGCTGCTCAGCGAGTCGCTAATCTCCGAGCGTCAGGAGACCATTCAAGGGGTGCTGTACGCGCTGAATAGTATCGCGACGTTTCTTCGCGCCATTGGGGACAAGCAGATCGCCGCGATGCATCCGATCCACCGGCGGACCGTCGCGACTTTTCTAGCGCAACAGTCAGGGCGCTTTCAAAATCCGGAACCAGCCGGGGACGCGGCGGCGGCCACGGCGGCACCAAACAATGAAGATTTGAAAGGTTGAACCATGACACTCTCACGGCTTGTAACCTACTACTACCACGACAGAATGATGTTACCCAAGCTGCCCATGAGATTCTTTGGATGCAGGCACAAACGTACGACTTGGCCCCAGAGGCCCCGCGCCAAGGGGCCGGCACAGTCCTCGGGCGGGGAAGTGGTAATGTGTTCGGATTGCGGCCGGAGATTCAATTACGACTGGGAAAAGATGCAGATGGGGGAAGAGATATGAGTACTTCAATTGAATGGACGGATGTTACGTGGAATCCGACGCGGGGGTGTTCGAGGGTGAGTGAGGGGTGTAGAAACTGCTACGCGGAGCGAATAGCTGCGCGCTTCAGCGGCTCATGGAAAGGCGAGCAGGCACTGCGGTTCGAGCCGGGTCCGTTTGGCTCATTCGCGGTGAGGACCGATTCAGGCCCGCGATGGACCGGCCACGTTGAACTGATCGAAGACAAGCTGCAGGAGCCGCTGCACTGGAAGCGGCCCCGGCGCGTCTTCGTCAACTCGATGAGCGACCTATTTCATGAGTCACTGCCGTTTGAGGATGTTGCCCTGGTCTACGCCGTGATGTACAGCGCCCACGGCGAGCACCACACGTATCAAATTCTGACAAAGCGTCCCGCAAGACGGCTTGCGTTCTTCGCGTGGCTGGCGAAAGAGTCGCATCGGCACCATTGTTCGATACCGGATCTGCTGTCTCACGAATTCGCCGCAACGCTGCCACCGGCCGCTTACTTCTCGGACTGGCCGCATCCACATATCTGGGAAGGAGTCAGCGTCGAAGACCAATTCACCGCGGCCGCCCGCATTTCCCTGCTGCTTCAGACGCCAGCAGCACTGCGGTTTGTGTCGTATGAGCCGGCGCTGGGCCCGGTGAACTTTAGCCGACATTTTGGAGAAGGCAATGAGGCCAACGCAAAACGAGGAAGTGGTGTACCAAGCGGTCGTGGACGAGGAGCTCAGGATCGACGGCCAAGGCAGGATATGGAGGGTGTCGGCGCGTCGGGGGAACCGATGGGCCAACACGACGAGCTTAATCCGCTGTCATCCGCGGCGTGCGGAAGTCAAGGTAACCAACGGATACCTCCAGGTCAGGGTTATGTGGAACAACAAACGGGTGGCCGCGCTAGCGCACCGTCTCGTGTGGCTGCACTTTTACGGACCAATCCCTCCGGATTTGACGGTGAACCACAGGAACGGCAAGACGAACGACAACGATCCAGGGAACCTCGAACTGGCGACGTACTCGTACCAGGTCATTCACTCGTGGCGGGTATTGAAACGGAGGTGGCAAAGCGGAGAGACGAATCATCGGGCGACGCTTACGGAATCGGCGGTCCTGGAGATTCGCCGCAGGAGGCTTGCCGGCGAGAAACTCAAGTCGATAGCCACTACGTTCGCGGTGTCGGATCGGGAAATATCGAAAGTGGCCAGGAGAGATCGTTGGGCATTTCTTGGGTGATCTGCGGCGGCGAATCAGGCCCCGGCGCCCGCCCGTTCGATCTGGCCTGGGCGCGCAACGCACGCGATCAATGCGCGGCGGCCGGAACGGCGTTCTTTATGAAGCAAGTGGGAGCGCACCCCATTCTGTCAGTGACCGATCTCCATAAATTGCTGGCCGAGTTGCCGGATACCGACAGAACGCTGGAGGATAACTGCTACCGCCTGAAGCTCCGCGACCGCAAAGGCGGATCAATGGAAGAATGGCCAGAGGATATCCGCGTGCGCCAGTTCCCGGAGGCGCGCTGATGCCAATAGCGTATCTCGCCGATGAACCAGCGATTGCGCACGAGTGTATCCGCTGCCACGTGGCGTTTCGTTCGAAATGCCGCAACGTGAAGCGCTGCCCAACCTGCCGCAAGTTGAGGAAGGTCGAGGCGCAGGTGCCCTACTGTGAACGCAAGGCGCGCAGGGATAGACGGGGAATGGGAGTAAGGTAAAAGGTCTGTACAGACCTTTTGTGCTTAGGCTCGCCGTGTTTGGTGGCGAAAGGTGAGGATAGCGGGTTGCTGAGGGGAATGTCAAGTAGCAGGATAAAGATTATTGTTTGGTGCCGCGCCCGTCGCATCCGCGCCGGATCGCTGGATCCAGATTGAGCGGCTCCGGTTAGTGTCCCGCGGCTTCCCTGCGCAGCGCCTTCTCCCGCTTCTCTGGGCTGGAGGCATTCTGCACGATCCCCTGAGTGACGGGGTTCAGGTCGGCAGCCATCCGCCACCAGGCGTTGCCCACCCTCCCCTTGTCGCTACCGAGGAATCCGGTATGCTCGCCCACGTCGCCATAGAACGCGTTGAGCTCGCGGATCGAGGCGCCGATGGTGGCTCCAACTTCCGACGCATAGCCGGCGTGTTTCTGCGCAGGCGCGGAAGAGAGCGCCGGCATCAGGCCACCCATGAATCCAGGCTTGCGCGTGTTGGACGTCGCAGGCATCAGCTTGGGGCCGGGCTCCACATAGGGCTCATAGCCTTGGCCCAACAGCCCGCTGCCCAGCACGAACATGGCGTGCGAGGCGGGGCCTTCCATGGGATGCGCCAGGCTGTTGGAGATATCGGAGAAGGCAGATTGCGCCATCTGCGCGCCAGTGCCACCGCCTTGCATGGTCTGGAATAGTTGCGGCACGCCGAATAGGCGGGCGCCGCGGGCCGGTAGGGGGTTGTACCAATCAAAGTTCAGATAGCCCACTTCCGGACCGGTTCCCCACATGGCATTGCCCAGTTTCGAATGCCGGTACTGATCGATATAGCCGTTGCCACCGCCGACCGGGATGGAGAACAGTTTGGCGCGCTTGTCTTCGAGCGGCCAGTTGCCGGTGAGTAGCTTGTAGCCGATCACCCAGAGCGCCACGGCCATCATGCTCGAGGCCGCCCACATCCATGCGCGCGCTTCGGGCGTCATCTTGCCATATGGCCCTTTCCCGCCGGCGGCCAGGGGAGCCCCGGTGTAGGAGTCCACGGCGTTTACCATGCGCGTCATACCGGCGGTTGCAAACGGGCCCATGCCGATGCGCTTGATGAATTTCTCGATCTCGCCCTGGAATTCCGGGGTGTAGTTCCCGAGCTGATTGACGAAGTGGTACAAGTTGCTGGGGGTCTGCTCCTCGGCGGGGAATGCGGCCGTGAAAATGTCGTGCATCAGGATGCGCGCGCGGGCGTCGAGCCCTTTCGGCCCGAACAACAGGGGGCCGAAAGAGGCGCGCTCGACCTTGGCGCCGGTAGCCTCGGCGAATTCTTTCGAATACGTCACCTTGCCCGATCGCGCCGGCATGGCGCCGGCCTGCGCCATCTTCTGCAGCTTGGCGATGTTCTCCGGGGTGGTGGGATCGGTCGCCAAGAGCTTGCCGCGGATAGCCGCCCACTTGATGAGCGGCAGAGAGAGCGCTTTGTCCAGACCGGAGTTGCCCAGGAAGGGTGTGTTGGAATAAAGCGCGCCCATGACGCCGGCCGAGTGAAACAGGAATTCGTAGGGGCCCTTGGTGGCCAGCATGTTCGCCCAGGCCATCATTTTGGCTACGTCGTTCGGGTCGCTGGGTTCTTTGGCCAGGATCGGCCGTAAGCCCCGCTCCATGAACTTCGGCATAACTCCGAAGCTGGCCGGGATATGGGTAACCTTGCCGTTCTGGATCACCAGTCTGGCCTGCCCGGTTTCGACTTGCGCGCCTTCGCGGACCTCGCCGTCCGGCCCTTTGAACGTTCCGTCCCAGTTGCCGGGCTGGGGCTTGAGCCAGGCGGTCTCTCGCAGCGTCTTGATGAGCGTGGCCTTGTCGTTGGCACGGATCGCGGAGGCGAGGCGCCGGGCGAAATCCTCCATGTGCACGGAGTAGCCCCCCGAGGATAAGCCGGTGGCAAAAGCGTTCGCGATGTTCTTGGGCGGGTGGTACGGCAGGCGCCGGCCCGGTCCCGCCATGGTCTGTTTGTCCACCGGTATCAGCGGGTAGTAGGTGTCGAGCGGTCCCAGCGCATCCGAGAACACACCTTCATTGAGCGCGTGATTCTGCGCCATCACCGCTTCCACCTGGTCTTTGTAGATCTGGTGCGCCGCAGCTACTCCCGGGTTGGATTTGATGAGGCCGCGGACGTGATCGAAGGCTGGCGCTGGCATCACCCGCTGCACGCGCTCCGCGGCATCGTGGAAGGTGTTCTCGAGGAATTCGCGGAGCGTGTCCCAGTCCTTCGCCTCAGCCAGGGCCGCGGCGGTCTGTCCCAGGTCCTGCGCCAGGCCGGCGCGCCCTTCGATGTTCGAAAGCAGTTGCAGGGTCGGGTTGGGGCGCTCGCTCGAGTACTTGCCGTAGACGAAATCCTTCAGGTCTTCTTCCGTCATCTCGGCCGCCTGGTCGGCAAAACCGTTCCAGCGATCCTGGATGCCGTCGAGACGGGACTGATCGTAAGCCGTGGCGAGCGTGTCCCAGGTGACGGGAGAGCCTTTGAGCGCCTTCATGATCGCTGGCATGGCCGAATGCAGGACTGTGGAGGCCTGCGACATGGATCCGCCGGTACGGAGGGCTGCTTCGAATACTTTGCTCGAAGCGTTCTCCACTTCGGCCAGGGATTGGCCGGGCTGCAGGATGCGCTTCAGGCCGCCCATGGAGCTGTAGTTGGCTTTGGGGGCGTCGTCTTTGCCGAATTTGCGCACCAGGGCGTCGGTCAGATCGGTGAGCATGGGCGCGGAGCCGCGCTCGCCGCTGTTGGCTGGACCGCCGATGGCGCTTGCAGCGCCCGGCCATTTGTTTGCCCATTGTTTGGCAAAGTGCGCATAAACTTCTTTTGGGGCCACGCCCACGGAAAGCACGTCGTGGCTCAGCGTGTCGATTTCTACCTCGCCCTTCGTGCTGATTAGCGCGGTGCCTCTTTGGATCTTGTCGAATTTCGGTCCATAGCTAGGCAGCCCGATTTGCTCAAACCAGTCGGGATGGTTGATGAATGCGGTGCGCTCTTTGCTGGCGACCTCCCCGTCTGGCTTGATAGCCCACATGAACTCTTTAGGGGAACTCGGCCAACCTGCGGCGTTGCCCCTCTTGATCCACGGCGCATCCGCCGGCGTCCCGCCATATTCTCCCCGTAGCAGGTTTGTCCCGGAGGGCTGCAAGTATGCTTGCGGGTTGGCGAGGAATTGCCCAGTCTCATGCGGCGGGACTACCGCCATGCCTTCAGGGGTGTCGATGTGGATATCTTGGCCGGGGGCGCCGGCTTTGGCGGCTTGCAGGGCGCTGGAGAGTCTGGAATCAAATGATACTGGAGCCTTTCCGGTCTGGACGGATCCGCCGCGAACGCGGATGTAGCCCTGGTCCAAAAGTTTGGCTGTGGCTGTCCGGGCGTCGGCGGCGCCGGTGATCTTCATGGCTGTTTGGCCGTGGGTGGCAATGCCGTTTTCTCCGGTGAGGGGGATGGCTTTACCTTGAGGGGAGATCCATAGGCCGGGACCGCCTTGCTTGGATTCGGTGGAATCAGTGGTGTCTTCGGGGGTTTTGAAGAGATCACGGAGACGGGAGGATTGTTTGCTTTCTATACGGGTAGGGCCACGAGAAAGATTTTTGTTTGATGCCGCCGCCGTCACATGCGTGCCGGTGGCTGGTAGGCCCTCGGGTGTCAGGCTGCTTGGTTGGTAGGCGCTGCGCTGGCCGGTTCGGGGGATGGCGAGGGCTTCGGTTCCGCCACTGGCGGGTGGCGTTCCAGGAACCATTGGATTTGCTGCCGGGTAGTCTTCTCCTGCTCCGGCGAGGATTTCTTTGGCGTAACGTGGACGAACATATTTTATGATCCCTCTCATGGGCTCGCCGTGCTTGCGAACCAGCTCGGTATGGTAGGCGCGGAAGAGTTTGACGCCCTCGCTGCGGGTCAGGCCCAATTCTCCATACCCTTCGCGCGCAAGCGTCCCGCCCACTTCAGCGTATGCTTGTGGCAAGGTAAGGGCCGGGCGCTTCGCCAGGACGGCATTCACCGCTGTTTGAGCCAGTGGATCGCCAGCGAGGCTGGCAGGGTCCACGTGGTCCTTTTCGATGTCGCCGCGGCCCCGGAGAATTTGCTGGCGGTGAAACTCTTCCTCAATACGGGCATCCCGCAATCTGGCGGCCGGTAGATCGCCGTCCAGCAAAACGAGCGGACCGGTTGCGGCCCGGCTGCTGGCCACAGCATCGCGAATTCTTTCAATACGTGCCGCAGCATCAGGCTCCGAATCGGTTGCCGCGAAGGCCGTCAGCGTCTTTTCGAGATCCCGCGCTACGATGTGGCCGACAGTTAGCCCGTCGAAGTCCGGCGCATTGTATCCAGCCCGCTGAAACGCGGCCATGACGATTGTGCGGGCCGCCTCATTCAGGTAGACTAGGCCCGGCGTGCCCGGTATCAGGGCTTCGTATTTGGCGTCTGCCGAACGAAAGAAGGGCTGGTGCCCGAGATGGACTGGGGATTGTTCGAGCTTGGGGCGCTCCAGAATCGCCCTTTCGGATTGCCAGAGATTCGCCGCCGTCACATCCGTGCCGGTGGCTGGTAGACCCTCGGGTGCCGTGCTGCTTGGTCCTTGCTCACCCGCCGCTTCCTCCGCTGCCGCAGGCTCAGCCAGTTCCGCCGCTGCCGCCTGCTGGTCCGCCGCGTCGGTTTGCAACTCCTTGGCGAGCGCAGCCTGCCGCTGCAAGAGATTCTTCAGCTTGGCATCCTGTTCGAAGGGCTTGCCCAGCAGATCGTTGGTATCGGCCAGTTTGCGCTGGGTGTCCGTGATATTGGACTGCGCCGCCTCGGCATGGCGGTCGATGTTGCGGATGGCGCTTTCGATGCTGGCCAGCGTTCCCAGGGGAGCGTCGGGGTTGGTGTTGGCCGAATAGCTCCAGTTGCCCTTGATCTCGATATCGGGGAGCGGTTGCGGCTCTAGCCCCCTCGTGGTCATTCCCGGCTGCCGATATCTAGTTTCGAGCGTGAAGCCCCGGTAATTGCCGAAGGCGATAGGTTCGCGCGAATCCTTCGCTGCGTTGAGAACCTTGGCGATGGCCGCGGCGGCGTTCTTGCGCGCGTCCTCCCCGGCGAAAGTGCGCTTGCCCACGGCGAACTCGGCCGGCGACTGCTCGCGCAATGCGATGTCGCCCTGGAACTTGGCGAGCGCCTGCTGCTCCGCGCGGATGCGCAAGGGTAGAGACGCGGACTCGCGCTTCAGGTCGGCCTGCTGCTTGTCGTGGCGCGACCGCATGGCGTCGAGCTTGCGCACCTCGGCGTCAATGACGGTCTTCTCGCGGATGGCTGGATTGCCGGAAGCGATCGCCGCGACCTCGGCGTAGGTCAGCGCGGAGTCGGCCACGTCGTCGGCGGTGCGGATGCTGACTTCGCCTCTGATGACTTGGCCGATAAATTGCGCCTTGGTCTTCAGGGTGTCCCACATCTTCGCGTCGAAGCTGGGTTCGGTGACGTACTGGTAGATTTCGACTTCCGGGTTTTCGTTCCCCTGCCGCAAGATGCGGCCTTCCCGCTGCTCAATGTCCCGTGGGCGCCAGGGCGCGTCGAGATGGTGCAAGGCAATCAGGCGCTTCTGGACGTTGAGCCCCACGCCCATCTTTTGCGTGGAGCCCATCAGCACCCGGATGCGACCGGAGTTCACGTCGTGGGAAAGCTGGGCGGCTTCCTCTGTGCCGGTGGCGTCATGGATGAATGCCACTTCCTTGGCGGGGATGCCGCGCGCGATGAGCTTGGCCTTTACGTCGTCGTAGACGCTGAACTTGTGTTTCTGGCCTGGCTCGGCAGGTTTCGAGAAGTCGAGGAATACGAGTTGCGCGCTGCGGTTGGCCTTGCTGTCCTTCCAGATCCGGACGATCTGGTCCACGGCCTTATTCGTTTTCGAGTCCCGGAAATCTTCCTCGCCGGGATCGACCAGGCGCATGTCGAGCGCGGACTTTCTCCCGTCGGTCGAGACCTTCAGCATGTTGTCGATGCGCGGGTCTTTGACCTTGCCGCTCTTGATGTCGTTGGCGCGCGCCGCCAGGTCCTTCAGGTACGCCGTCTGCGCGGGACTTGCCGGCGCCGCTATGGTCGTGCGCTGGCCGCCCTTCAGCCGCGGCACGGGCAGTTTCAACATGCTGGCGGTTTGCACGTCGGCCATGAGCCGGAAGCCGGAAACCAACTCTGGGATGTTGACGAACTTCGCAAACCGATTCGTCATGCGGAAGCCGGAAGCGTCCGGCGAGACTTCCAGCGTCGGCACTACTTCGCCGAACGTGTTGGCCCAGGCGTCGAAGTGCTGCAAGCCATGCTCGCGCAGATAGTCCGGCTGCAGGTACCGCTGCATGGTCCACATCTCGGCCATGGTGTTCGCTACCGGGGTGCCAGTGGCGAAGACGATTCCACGCCCGCCGTTGCGCTTCGCAATGGTCTGGGTCTTGATGAACATATCGAAGGCGCGCTTCGATTCGGTATTGGGCAGTCCCCTTACCCGCGTCATCTTGGTAGGGAAGAACAGGTTCTTGAAGTTGTCAGCTTCGTCCACAAATAGGGAGTCGACGCCCAACTCCTCGAAGCCGATCCCTGTGTCCTTCGCTTCGCGGTCGGCCTTGCCGCGCAGCTTCGCCTCCAGGCTCTTTTTGGATTTCTCCATCTGCTTAACGAGCTTGGCGTCGGCCTTTTCCGCCTTCATTTCCAGAAGGTAGTTTTCCAGGTCGGCAATTTGGTCGCGAAGGTAGGAGTTGAACGTCTCGTCGGAGACGGGCAGCTTTTCGAACGACTCGTAGGAAACGATCACCGAATCCCAGTTGCCTGTGGCGATGCGCGCCATGACCTTGGCGCGGTTGGCCGCAGTGAACTGCTCGGGTGCCATCACCAGGACGTTCGCGCCGGGGTACATGGCCAGGAACTCGGCGCCGGTTGGCTCGACGCGGTTCTTGGGCACCACCATCAGGGGTTTCTTGGAGAGTCCCAGACGGCGCAACTCCATGGCCCCGCCGATCATTTCGTAGGTCTTGCCCGCCCCTACGACGTGCGCGAGCAGCGTGTTGCCGCCGCTCGAAATGATGCGCCAGACGGCATTCTTCTGGTGGGGACGCAGCTTGATGTTTGCGGCCATCCCCGGCAACTCCAGGTGGGAGCCGTCGTATTCGCGCAGACGGAGCGAGTTGAATTCGTCGTTGTAGAGCCTGCCCAGCGTTTCGGCGCGCTCTGGGTCTTGCCATGCCCATCCACGGAAGCGGTCTTTCAACTGCTGCTGCATCTCGCGCGCGGCGAGCGTTTCTTTCTCGTTGATGACGGTCTTCGTATCCGCGCCGCTGCCGATTATGTCGTAGGCGGTTGGCGTCTTCATGTTCAACGCCTGCTCGATCAGATCAGTGGCGCTGAAACGGTCGGTGCCGTAGGTTTTGGAATTGGCGACGTTGTTTGCGCCCCAGCGGTCTGGCTTGACGGTCCACGTCGCCAGGGCTTCGGAATGCGAGACGTCGACGTTGCGCGGGGAGACTCCCAGCAGTTCGGCGATGTACTGCTGAATGTATGGAGCCGGAATCCAGCTTGAGCCCATCTTGGCTTCGATATCCTCGGGTTGGAGGTCCTTGGGTTGCACGGCTTCGAGGGCGTCCACGTTGCGCTGGAACTGCTGGCCCATAGCCGGCTGGCCTGCAACCGTGCGCGCCTCGGCGAGCTTCTGCCGCACGTTGCCAGACAGGTATTCTTCCTGCGTCTCCCAGCGGTTGCCGTTCGGGTTCTGATAGATGATTGGCCCCAGTTCCGCCTGCATCTCGGCGGGCGTGCGGCCGGTGAGGTCCTGCATGCGCATCCAGTCGATGCGGCCTTTCTCGTTGAGTGAGATGGCAAGCGCCTCCTTGGCCGATCCGGCGCTGTCGATCCTCTTGGCCGGGCTGACGGTGCGCTCGCGGAATACCGGAGCCTTCTCGGCCTTCTTCGCCTCCGCGTCCCACTGTTCGAGCGAGAGAAGCACCGGGGCGTCGGGGTCTCCCCGGAAGGCGCTGATGTTCTGGGGTGCCGACAGGTAGCCGTTCTTCGCAACGAAGTGATCGTAAACCGTGTTGAGTTGCCGGATGGCCTTCTTGATCTCAGGCTCGGGCGCGTTCTGGATCTGGGTGCGGAAAACTTCGCGCAAGGCGTCGCGCACCTCGATCATGCCCTTGATGCGCTTCGCCTGCCATTCGGGGTTCGTGGCGGGGACGAGGCGGTCACCATGCCGCATAACGAGCTGCTTGTTGTCGTCGAGGGCGTAGGCACCGTCCTTGACCGTCGCCTGATCGGCGAAGGATACGGGGCCGGATTGTTCATCTGGCGCTTCCCAGGCATGGACTGCGTTCTCTGGCAGTTTGGCAATCGCGGCGTCGAGTAGCTCGGGCGTCAGTTCCCCGGTGAGCGCCGCGCTTTTGTCGGCGTACATGGTGCCCAGCAGGCCCATCTGCCCCAGCATCATTTCCGGGTGGCGCGCGTAATACTCGTTGACCTCCATCGTGGTCTTGCCGATGGAGCCGTCAGGCCTTTCGGTGTTGCCCTGGATCTCGGACAGGGCCGTCCAACCTTCGCCTTTCGGTTTGTCGCCTGGGCCGCGCTTTTGCAGGAAGATGATGTCCGTTGTGACTTCGGTTCCGGCGTTGCCCTTGAATGCCGTATTCGGCAGCCGGATGGCGCCCAACAGATCGGCTTGGCTTGCGAGATACTGGCGCACGGTGCCGTCGCGCTTATCCATGGTGAAATTCGAAGTGATGAACGCCACCAGTCCGCCCGGCCGCACCTTATCGAGGGCCTTGGCGAAAAAGTAATCGTGAATCGAGCGTGTGACAACCGGGTTGCGCTTGAATGCCGGGTCGTGGATCGCGTAGTTTCCGAACGGAACATTGCTCACCGCGGCGTCAAAGAAATTGCCGGGGAGGCGCACGGTTTCAAACCCGGCGACATGCACGTCCGTTTCGGGATAGAGCAGCTTGGAGATGCGGCCGCTCAGCGAGTCCAGTTCGATTCCGGTGCGCCGCGAGCCTTCGGCCAGGTCCTCGGGCATCAGGCCGTAGAAGTGGCCTACGCCCATGGCCGGTTCAAGGAAGCTGGAATTGTCGCGCACGCCGAGGCGGCGCACGGCATCCCAGATTTTCGAGATCACCAGCGGTGAGGTGTAATGCGCGTTGGGGGTAGAGGCGCGGGCGGATTGGAATTCCTCGGGAGTCAGCAGCGCGTCCATTTCGGCGCGCACGCCCTGCCACTCGCGCGGGATGCCCCAATCGGCGAAGGGTTGCGGCATGCCGCCCCAGCCCACGTACTTGACCAGGATCTTCTGCTCCTCGGGTGTGGCGTAGCGGCCTTCGGCTTCGACGCGCTTCAAGGCGCGGATAGCTTCCAGGTTGTCGTTGGCTTTTTGACGGATGCCGCCTTCCCCGACGTGGTCCTCGGGGGTTATGCGGTAATCGGCGGGTCGATCTCCGGTTGGACTGGTCCGGGGGGTAGCTGCAATTCCTCGTCCGCCAGCTCGCTCGCCTGGCTGTGTTCCAGGCCGCTCCGCAGAAGGTTCGACAGCACCTCCGCGTATCTCCCCAGGGCCGCTAAGGCCAGCTTCTCCAGGTTCCCCTTGCGGCGCATTTGCTCCACCGCTGACGGGTTCTGTTCCCGCCACTGGTTCACGAGTTGCTGGACCTGGGGTTGCATCCGCCTCCATTATAGGCTGGTTTTCAGGTGTTGGCGCAATCCCCGGTACGGATAGTACTTTAGATAACTGCGGCGGCAGCGCCACTGGCTGCATGTCGCTTCGCACTCCGCCTTGGCTTGGACCCGCCGGATGCGCGGTGGCTTCCTGGAAGCCTGCCATGCTCGGAAGTTGCTCGGTAGCTGGTGGCTTCTGAGTAGGAGCGGCCTGGCCGAAAGGTTCAGCGGTGACGCCCTTGAATTTCTTGATGGCCGCTCTGTTTTCCGGTGTGTCCGGTGCGATCCAGGCTTTCTCTTCCTTGTTCCAGTGAACACCTTGGACGGTTTGGCGGATAAGGGCTTTTACCGGGAAGGTGTTTCCCTTGATGGCAATTTGAGCGGGACCAGCAGCCGGAGAAAGATCAGGCGTTGCTGCCGCCGTGGTCGCCGCCGCGCCCCCGGCTGGTACAACCTCGGGTGCCGCGCCCCGGTACAGGTATTGCTCAAACTGCTCCCGATCGAACTTCTGCACCGAGTCATCCGGCATCTTGGCCGTGATGTTGTAGACCTCGCGCGTGCCTCCGCCGATGGGCGCCCACTTGCCTCCAGGACCGCCCGGCATAATGGGCTGCATCAGGAACGCCGTCTCCTCCTGAATGGTGAGCGAGCCGTCCGGCACCTTCACTTTGTCGCCGGTGCGCAGCCCTTCCCAGAACGTGCGGAACTGTTCCGGCGCCGGGATCAGTTGGGGTATGTGGTCTTCCACTTCGGCCCGCATGCGCTGACTCGCGTATGTGCGCACCGCGCCAGGCGCGACGCTGCGCAACTGCTTGTCGATTTCCTTGTACCGGCCCTCGTAATTCTTGCGCGCTTCCTCGGTTCCAGCCTTGATCTGCGCGCGCCGCTGGTCCGCGCCTCTCTTGCCGGCGACATCCTCCAGCCTGGCGGGTTCGCCGTCGATGAATGCCTTGGCGGATTTCTGGGCGAAGCGGATGGCCTCGTAATAGGCGTCCGGGGTTTTGAAGTGCGCCTGTAGAGCGGCGTCGGCTTGCGGCGTGAATTCGAGATTGAGGCGGTTGGCGGCTACGGGCTGCGGCTCCGGAGTTGCCGCCGCGCCCCCGGCTGGTTCCAGTTTCTTTACCTGCGAAACAGGTACATACGCCTCAATCCGCCCGATTGGCACGCCGCCCGCATGGGCGATCTGGTCGGTGTCGATATCGACGGTGCCGCCGTTCTCGTCCGGCACCCACTTCTGGGCGGCTTGGTCGAAGCGGTTAGGCTCGATGCTGCGTATTGTTCCAGTGAGCTGCTTGCCGTTGCGAGTGAAGCTGACGCGATCACCTTCCTGGAAGCCCGCGGGCTTGCCTTCCAGCTTGATATCCGTCTGCTTCCCGTTCTTGTCTGAAAAGCTGACCGTATCCAGCTTCACTTGCTGCCCCGTCACGCCTGGAACACTCAGCCCGTCGTACTGCTTTCCTTCGCCCGGTTTCAAATAGGCGATGGTTACATGGGGTTGGTAGGAAGGATGGGTGTCGGTATGAGGTAATTGGCTAACGATGGAGTTCAATCGATGCAGGTCTGGAGATTCGACGTCCACTTTGAGCACGTCGGCATCGGGAGTTTGGAATAAGGAGGCTTTACCGAGGGTTGCGGTGATGGGACCTTCGTTGGCCAGGAGCTTCTGGACTTCAGCGGGATCTTCACCATGAAGGCCGAATTTCACGGTGATGTGGGGCTGGGCCTCTCTTCCATCGGCAGCCAGTTTCTTGGCTGGGATAGTCTTACCGAAATTGACGACAGCTTTCGAGGCAGGGCCGGATAGGTTGGCTTGGGTGCTTGCGAAATCAAACTTGGGAGCGGGTTCATTGCTTGCAGCCTGCGGAGACGAAACCTCCGGTTTCTTCCCCGCGCCCCCTTCTTCCCCTAACGCATCTGCCGGGATGACGCTCTGTGGCGCGGCGGGAAACTGTACCGAGGTGCTCGGTGCCGCTTGGGAAACAGGTGCCGCAACGGGTCTACCAGCCACGGGCGCGGCTGCGACCGGGGCGGCAGCAACATATGATGCTTGTCCTGGAACTGGTTCGGCTGCTGGAGTTGTCGGCAGACTTGTCGGCGCAACTTGATTTGTCGGCGGACTTTTCGGCAGATTATCCCATGCTGTATCTGCATGCCTTGCAATGAACACTCCATCTTGTGAAGTGTTCGCTACCGGCGTCATTTCCATGGCTTGTGGATCAATTCTCCACATGGCAGTCGGTCCCATGTGCTGCCGCTGCAACATGGCCGGGGTCGAGATCTCTCCGGATGCCGGCGCGCCGTTGGCAAACCACGCCTGTGCTGTGTGGACGCCAATCGAATGCGTCAAAAGCAAAGGCCGCTCGCCCGGCCGCCACGAATCGATGGCCTGCTGAAGGCCGCCGATGAACCTGCCCCTGAAATCGTTGAACGACTCGCCGCCCGGGACGGCTTCGTCCGGCTTGTTGGCGATGTAATCGTTGATCTGCGGGTTCACGTCCGACTGGCGCTTGCCCGCGAAGTCGCCCAGATCCCATGGTGCCAGGGCATCATTCACCGTCGGCTCGACGCCGGCGTCGGTAGAGTCCGCTATCCGCCGCGCGGTCTGAAGTCCACGGGCCATAGGGGTGGCCTCGATGGAGGTGACGCCCTTGGTGTTCAGGCCCAGCTTGTCGGCGTCGGCTTCGCCCTTGGGGGTTAACGGCTTGTCGATGTTACCGGTAACAATGTCTTCAGTTTCCGGGTGATTCGCGCCTACAGCACCTTGGCCTGATACCCCGCTGCTTGCAGGTTGGCCGCCACCAGGTCCGCCTGGCTGCGCTCCGGGAAGTCCAGGTAATGCTCCGGACTGGTTCCCTGCTGGTAGAGCCGTTCCAAGTTGAGGAGTTGCTTGAGTTCCTGGAACTGGTGGGGCTTGCGGAGGTTGCTGATCTGTAGTCGGATTGGCATTGGTTGCTCCGGGAGGCGTGACACTGGCCTGGAAGATATTCACAGGCAGGTTCATTTTAGCGATCTGCCCGCCGGGCTGGGTGTGCTCGAAGCGCACCATGCCATTGTCGACCGCCGTGACTTTGGCCGTTCCATTGGCCATGGGATAGGATTGGCCTACTTGGGGAGCGGCCAGCTTGCCGTTTTCCATGCCTGAGAGCATGGCGTCGAGGGGATCGGCGGTGAAAGCGCCTGGAGTTGGCGCTGGGTCCGCTTCGGGCGCGGCTCCGCCAGGCTTGGGTGCTGCACCATCCGGCTCCGCACCGAAGAACTCCGGATTGAGACGCTGGGACGCGCGCCCACGCCCAGGCAGAAACGGCTCTGGACCAGCAGCCTCGGCGCCCTGCTGTTGCAAAGCCTGATTGGCGGCCTGCATGCGCTGCTGAAAGTCGGAAGAAAATTCCGGTAGCGGCCGGTTCCCGCCAGCAGTGGGAGGCGTACTGCTTCCGGGCACATTAAAGCCCTGGTCGTGTGCTGTGGAATTGGCGGCAGCTTCGATCTTGGCGCGCAGGCCATCGGCTACATCCTGGCCGTAGTCCTTGGCGAAACTTTGCCACTCCTGCTCGTAAATCTGCTGCTTCCCGGCGAGAGCATCCTGCAATGCCTGCGCGCGCACCTCGGGCGGCGCCATCCTGCCCGGCATCCCCTCAACTCCGGGCGCCGGCCTTACGCTGGCCGATTCGCTCATCGACGGGGCTTGGCCAGTTTTCAGGTAATTGTCGTAGGTCCGCTGGTTCTCCTGGAGGTCGCGGAAGCGCTGCGCCTGCTCCTGAACGCCATCGAAAAAGTTCTCGGAGTGCATGGCGGCGTCCAGCACGTCGCTGCCGCTCTGGCCTTGCTCCGGCACTTGCGCCCTGCGTTGCGCCAGGAGTTCGTTGATCTTTCCGGGAGGAGCACCGGCCTCCCCATAGCCGCGCATCGTGTCATTGAACTGCCGCAACCAGGTTGAGGCGCTGGCTTCTTCAGGGCTGATCCCATTGCCGCCGTCGAGAAAGGTTTTCACATCGGCTGCGGTGCCTTGCTTTACGGTCTCGCCGTCCTGCACGACGCGCCAAAGGGCAGGCATGCGCGTGCCGCCGGCCATCGTCGGGGTTCCAGCGTATTCTAAGGTGGCTGGCTTCCCGGCATGGGTGATCGGGTAGCTGGTTTCGCCAAATGCCTGGCCGCCGCGCGACTCTGACTGAAACATCCTGTCGGCCAGTTCGTTGTGGGCGGCGAGGGCACCGTCCGCTGCATCCAGGACCTTGCCTACGGCGTGCCCGGCGACACCCAAACCCACAACCGTGCCGGCGAGGTCCGAGTACTCTGGCGCGATGCCAGCCGCCTTCATAGCTTGCGAAGTCGCGTAGCTGGCCAGCATCGTGCGCGCTACGCCCGCGACGGTGGCAGCCGGGGCCATTACCAGGCCAGCCGGGATAGCGACGGGCGCGGCAAGATTCATCGCTCCGCTGAGCACGTCCTCCAGCCCCTTCGCGCCTTGCTTCGACTGCTCTGCCGTCAACGGCGGCTTCGCGGCCACGTCGGGGTTGTAGCCCGCGCCGTACTCGGGGCCCGCCGTCTGGCCGATATAGCTGGACAGGGCCTTAACCGGTCCTGCGAGTGCCTGCACGCCATGCACTACGCGTTCCGCATTAGGAAGGACCTCGAATCCGGTATCTACCTGGCCGCTTGGTACCGGAGTTTCCTCGGCCGCTCCGTGCCAGTGCGCCATGTATGGCCCAGTCAAGCCCGGCGTCGCCGGCCGCGGCACCCCTGGAGGCGGTACGGTTTGCGACGGCGCAACGCCGGTCGGGAAATCGCCGGCTTCTTCGGCGCCTTCACGCTCGCCCCGCTCCATGGCGGTTTGTAATTCTGCTGGCGTGCTGCGCTGGACGGCTTGGTCTACGGAGGGATATGCGGGTTGGGCGGGCTTCGCCCCAGGCATGCTTGAAAGCATGTCGTCCAGAGCGTCGGATTGAGGGGGTGATGCGGGCGCCGCCGAAGGTTTAAGGGTGTCCAGCAGCGCGTCGAGTTGATCGGCCATTACTGGAGCAGTCCCTTTTGGCGGGCCAAGGATACCGCGGCGTTTTCGTCCAGGCCGCGTGTACGGGCACGCGCGCGGATGTCAGCCTCGGCATAGCGTTGGGGAGGCGGTGGGGTCTGGCCGCTGGGCGCGGCTGCTGCCGGGGCTGCCGGCTTGGCGCCTGGCGCGGAGTTACCCCAGCCATGTTTGGCTTGCAGCTCGTCGGATTGCTGCTGTGAATCGAGCGCTTGCTGGCGCGCGGTCTCCGAGCCGGCGCGCAGTTCGTCGCGTACTGGATTGGAGTGATTGTATTTGGAGTCCAGGGTGTCTGCCGGCATCGTGCGCGTAGTGCCGGTTCTCGGGTCTGAATACTGGCTACCTGCGGGCGTAGATGCCGCGATCTCCATTTTCCTGTTGAGGCCCCATGCTTGATTGGCAGCGGCCTGCGCCTTGTTTTTTGCCAAGAGGTCCTGGCGGACTCCGGACTGATTGTTGGCCGCCCGGTCTGCCGCGATTCCGGCCATCATAGAATGGGTGTCGGCGTTCTGCTGCCCTTGCTGCACACGGGCATCGCCTTGCGCTATCCGGGCGTCGCGCGCTTCCGCGCTCTCTGTCTGTGTGCCTGTCATGCCGGATCGGATGATCTGGTCGCGATCAGTCGGGCTCTCCGGGAAGAATCGTTTGAGATCTGGGGCGAGCTGGTTTCGCGCGGCGGTGTAGTTCGCCCGATCTGAGGGCGTGGCCAAGCTGGGATCGACCTGGCCGGGGCCCATAGCGTCCTGGTCTTTGTCGAATGCCGTCGCCAGCAGGGGGCCAGTCATTTGCAGTCTGCCCTGCAGATCGCGGGTTTGATCTTGCGGGGGGATAAGCGCTTGCTGTGCGGCTGCGCGCGCTTGGTCGCTGTATTGGACAATCGGTACACCGTTCTTCGCCACGAGCATTTGGCCGTTGGCGTCGCGCGCCACGGGAAACAGATTCCCAATCATCTCATTAGGGACGCCTCCCTGCTTCGCCAGCAACACCTGATGGTTCAGATCGTCCTGGGTTGGGCTGGAAGCTACGGCGGTCCGCCCGAATTTCGTCTGATCTTCGACGGTCTTCAGGTTGCCCTGCACAGCTTCCTGGGTGTTCTTCAGAAGGTTCACGGCATTAGCCGCTACTCTTTGTGCATCTGGATTGGAGTCGAATAGGTGGCCGGCCCAATCTGCGGGCTTGCCCAGGCCGCCGGCTCCCGTATCCGTGTACTGATTCGGTAATTGGGCCTCGGTGAACATCTTGCCGTTCGGGCCTGGGCCGGGCAGTGTCAGCAGTTGATTGCGTGTCTGACGCCAGGACTCCTGTAACTGGGTTGGATCGGGATTCTGGCCGCGCACCGCGGTAGCGAACGGGGTGACAATCTGCGCGACGTTGTTCGCATTGGACGCCCAGTTCTTGGTGGCTTCCTGCTGCTGGGTGAGCGCGGCGGTTTCGTTGGCGCGTTGATCGGCGCGCAGCTTATAGAACTGCGGCCCCCACCCGCCGGCTACCGCTCCGCGTTCGACGGCATTCCAGTCGGTGACAGGATAGCCGTGGATGTCTCCGATCTGGTGCTGGGCGGCTGCGGCCTTGTACTGTGCATCGCTGGTGGGGCCTGCCTGGACTGGAGTCGCCGGTCCGGCTTCGCCGCCAAAGTCGCCAAACGGGGCGACGGCCGCGGCCATGCTGCTGTTCGCTGCGGGAGGCACCGTGGGCTGTTGCGTGTTCGCGGCGATCAGGCCTGCGAGGCCGGGCCCGGAGCCTAAGTCCCGCTGGCGTTCCTGCGCCAACAGGTTCTGATTTTGCACCTCAGCCTGCGTGAGTTGGCGACGCGCCATGGCATCCTGCAAACTCACCATCTGCCCCACGTATTGCGCGGCAGAGGGAAACTGCGGGATCTTCACATCAAGCGGGATGGACGAGTAGCTTCCGCCTCCGCCGTAACCTCCGCCGTATCCACCACCACCGTAACCGCCACCTGGAAACATTGTTGAGACTCCTGGAAAATGATCCTAAATCTGGAACCAGCGATCCGGCGCGGATGCGACGGGCGCGGCATCAAACAATCAGCTTTGTTCTACGGGTAAGCTGGTGCTGAAGGCGCGGCTATTCCAAGATTGTTATATGCCCCGCCGGTGTAATTGATCGGCTGGCTGATAGTAGGAGAGGTGCCCGTGTACATTCCCGGCATCTGGAATCCAGACCCCCAGTCCGAAGTCATCCCGCCACCGGTTCCTGCCATTGGCACGCTATTGTAGGAATTTCCTCCGCCCATGGAGTTCTGGTACATTTGCGACATTCCATAACCCCCAATTGCGTTAGAGGTTCCTGGCAGAATCGAGCTATAGGCATTCGACTGTCCCACAATGCCCGACGCCTGCGCTCCGGCGCCTTGCATCAAGTACTGCTGTGCTTGGTTGGTCCCTTGCAGCCCCAGGTTGGCGCTGCCCATTGCCAGTTGGTTGCCCTGTCCCGCTTGCGTGGTGCCGAGTTGGTTGGCCTGCTGCGTTCCAAACTGCCCCGCGCCCAGCAGAGACGTGAGGTTTTGCATGGTGTTGGATCTGTTCGTTTGGAACGAGGTGAGAGCTTGGTTGTACGCGGTATTGTACTGGTTTGCCGCGAGGCCGGAAGTAAATTGCGCCAGCGACTTCTGCGTCCCGGTGCCCAACGCGCCTCCAGTTGCCGCCGCTGATCGCTGGATTCCTTGCGTGCCCTGCTGCAAATTGAACTGATATGCGGGGTTCGAAGCGATCTGCGAAGGGTCGAAACTGAACTGCTGGGAGAGGGAGCCGCCTGGTGCTACCGCCGACATCAGGCTGTTCGCGCCTTGCGTTCCAGCTTGGAGGTACGGATTCAGATTCGCGTTGAGCGGCTGGTAAATGCCGTTCATCGTGTTGTTCTGATTGGCGATCAATCCCTGGCCGGCAGTGGTGGCGTTGTTCACCGCCGTACCGCTGGCCTGGCCCTGCTTCTGCAAGACGCCGGCGGCGTTCTTGGCGGCTTTACCGCCGAAGATTCCGGATAAGATGCTGCCGACGCCGCCGATGCCAGCGGATATGGCCATGATGGGCATAGAGGTTTCCTTGGGGGGAGGTGTGAGTTTTGCGGGGCTGGGGTGCTATTGTTGGGTTAAATGATGCCCAAATCGCTATCGCCGGAAGAGATGCAGTTTTGGCAGGCGGTCTTCCTCAAGGCCATGGCACTCGGCCCGTGGCCCTCCCTAGCGGTGATTGACGCCACGGAATACGCGGACGCCGCGGTCAATGCCCGGCGCCAACGATTCTCGCGAGATCCAGGCATGCTCGGCGACGGCTGAAAGCTATTCGCCGAAGTGATTGGGCAACAGCAGCGTGTGCGGATCGAACGGCGCGATCTTCGGCCGCGCCTTCTGGCGCTCGAGCGCGAGGTCGGCGGCGATGGCGTCAATCTCTTCGCGTGTGAGGTCGCAGCCGGGCAGCCAGTCGGCTACGGACGCAATTACCACCCAGAGCTTGGCGCGGATTTCGCAAAACGGGATGTGCAGTACCGCGCCAACGTCCTTGGGCATGCCGTCCATCTGCGCGACGTGCGCCTCCGTCAGCGCCCGGTGCAGCCAGCGGTCGCCGTCCGGAACCTGAAATGCCCGGTACGCGGACGCCAGCGCCTCCTCGATGTCGCGGTACGAGTACAGCGCGATCGCCCCGCCGTCGCGGAGCAGTTCCTTCTCGCGGTGGCAGAGCCACGGCACCTTGTAGACGGCCCAGCCGCCCCGTGGGCGCTCAGGTGGGCGGTGGGGAGGCTCGTAGTAGCCGGCGCGCTCTCCAATGCCGCGCAGTTCGACGATCGCGGAGGCGATCTGGTAGAGGACGGTGGACCCGCTCCGGATCATGCCGCAGCAGAGGATCACGCTCACGCCGTCTCCCCCTCGCCCGCTCGCCCCATCGCCCGCTCGCTTTCTTCCCACTGCTCCCGTGTCAATTCGTATGCTACCAGACCCGGGAACCAGTTTTTGAGCCGCATCCCCACGCGCTTGTTGAACGCACGGGCCGGGTAATTCGTGGCTTTCACCAGCCCAATGATGTAAGCATAGCCTTCCTGCCCGAGTATGATCGCCATCACCTGCCGGGCCGCCTCGTCCAGGTACCCTTTACCCCAAGCCCAGCGCGCGCTGACCACGTAAGCCTGGAGGGCCATCGTACCGCAGTCTTCCATAATGATGGCGCCGGCGAGCGAGCCGTCGTCTGAGCGCACGGCCCAACTGCGAGACGCCCCCAGCCGTTCGCGCATCTGCGCCTCGAACGTAGGCCAGTCGGCTGGGAATTCCGGCGCGCGCGCGATCGCGGGGACCGACGCCAGCCACTGGTAGAGATCTGGGATTGATTCGAGGGGGAACGGTTCGGAGATGGTCATCTGGACCCCATCGACCGGCCCAGCCAGCCGCCGGCTGCGCCCGCTAATCCTTCCGCCCCGGGCCAGCCCAGCTTCCACATTGCGAGGGCCACGGCCAGGGCGATGAAGCTGATTACGACGTGCCCGGCTTCGCGTTCGACGAAATCAGCCAGGGAGAATTCCCCGGAGACGAGCAGCAGATTGATTTTCATAATGCGCAATAGATCCCGTGGCATCCGTAGCCCACAGCCACAGGGCGTCCTCATAGTTGAAATCGAAGTCGTCACAGCCCGTCTCCGTGTCGATTGAGTTGGGCGTGTCCATGAGGCAATCCCCGGCAATGTGAGCAATCTAAAGCGGCGGTTTCGATTACTCACTGCAGGTAAGGGCGCGGCGCTGGAGGCGATCCACCCGCCGCCGCTTGCGACTGGAGTGCCCCTATATCCAGGTATCCGGTACCAAACGGAGTCACGCCAGGGAATCCCGCAGCCTTGAGCGCCGCGCCGCCGCCCACTGTCGAGTTGAGCGCAAAGTTTGGTGTGGCTGTGTTAGTAAAAGGATTTGCCGTAAGGGTGACATCACTCGAATTGATGCCCGCTACCCAGTTTGTATATGGGGCTGTGCTTTGATTCCCGTAAGCATTCGATTGAGAAAACGCCATTGCTGGAACCCCTCCCCCGAACGAAACGCCGTAAGTGCCTCCCCAGAAAATGTTATTCTCGATGATCGCCGCTGCTGGGGAACTGGACGGCGGATCGTAGACGTTTTCATTCGTTTGCCCATAAAAGTCGTTTCCTATCAGTATGAGCGAAAGCAATCCTCTGGCTTGAGCGTAAACCCCCCGGCCGTTTCCATTGAAAACATTGCCCTGGATAATCCACCGCTGGGAGTTGCTGAAATTTGAGTCATAAACGCCCGCCGCCCCTCCGGTGAAGTAGTTGTTAAGCACCACTACTGGAGCATTATTGCCCCCCGAATCATTGACACCGTATGCCGTGGAATTCAGCAAAAACCTTGAGTTCATAACGAGTTCGGATATGTCAGTGCGCCCGTCGAAGTTATTGACGGCATATCCCGCAGCTACGGCAGTAAGGTCGAAGATGCAGCCGTAGATAACCGTTCTTTGGTTGCTCCCATTCGCTACGATGCTCCCACTTGCCGCACCAGTGAAGGACATGCGTAAATTGATGAGCCTATCCGAAGAATTCCCCTCTCCTAAACTGAAGATGGAGGTAGAAGCGGTTGAAGTTGTGATTAAGGGCGGTGTGCCGAAATCACCATGCGTCGCTGCATACCCCTCGTACGTCTCTCCATTCTGGCTGTTAGTTATCACGCTGGTGACTACGTAGGTACCGCTCTTTATCCAAATGGTGTTGCCGCCTGTTGCCTGTGGCGGGCTTGCATTTGCATGGGCTATTGTCAGAAAACTGCCGCCAAGCACCGCCGTGCAGACGCTTGCCGCCGTGCCTAGGCTTCGATCCACCGTTGCCGTGATCGTGGCATTCGACAGGATCTCAAAGGTTCCCGTGGTGCATCCCGTGCCCCCCGTGATAACCAGGGTGTTGCCAGGGAGCGCCGAGGAAACCACGTTCAAGACGCTGGTGTAGGTTGAGGTGGTGGCTCCTACCACCAGATCGGTGTACGTGATTTGAGGCGAGTTCTGTTGACTGTAATCCGTCCCAGGTACGGAGACGCCAGGGTCGAAGCCCCCGGAGTTGGAATCGCTGCCCGTGGTGCGGACATCCCATTGCATTGTTGCCGAGATGCCCCCGAAGGCAGGCAGTGCCAGGGCGAGAAGCAGAATCAGTTTACGCATGTCAGTTGGCCGCCACTTTCAGTTCGATTTGCAGGCCGGTCACCGTCGATGGGCTGGTCAGGTAGAAGCAAAACCAGGAGTCAGCCGTAACCGTCGTGGTCCACCCGGTCAGGGTGGTGTCGCCACCAGCGCCATTCTGCGTTGCCGAGGACAGCGCCGGGGTGTCGGACGCCGTAATTGTGCTGGTGCTCGCCGGTCCCGTCCAACTCGCCAGCGCCACGGTGCGGACGTCCACGGTTGCCGAGCCGGAAGGATAGCCTGCGAGCAGTGCGCGCACGATGGTGCCTGAGAACGGGACCTCCACACAAGACTGAGCCGCTGCCGATAGCGCCGTGGCCGTCGAGGTCATGTCTCCAAAGCTGGTGCCGATGGTGCGAATCTTCTGGTTTGTCGTAGAAACCGGGAGCGCCACGGCGGTGTAGCATGGGTTCGGCGAGCCGCCGGTGGTGTACTCTACAATCTGTCCATTGGTCGGGGTATACCCGGAGCAAAACGTCACGCCATCCAGGCCAATTACGGTAAACACGCCAGCGTTCGTCAGGCCGAGATCGCCCGAAGCCGCCACATCGGCGGGAAGGTTGGACCCGTTGCCGACGTAAATGTGCGCCGAAGTCAGGGCGGCCGCGATGGGCTGTAGGCTGCTGTTCGAGCCGAGAACTTTCGCGGAGGTCGGGACCGCTCCGCCATTTACTTTCGCGACGCCGGGATTCGGATACGAGCCGGAAAGGTCGCCGCCTGCAGACCCACTCGGTGGACCGCCAGAGCCTGGGCCGATCAGCGTCCACGTATTCGTCGCCGTGCACACGTTGAGTCCCTTTGTTGCTCCCGACGTCGTAACCTGATACTGCTGTCCGACCGTGCAGGTGGCGGGGAGCGTCGCGCCGACGACAACGCCGGAGCCGCCCCCGCCCTGGCCAGGGTTCACGACTTGGGCGCGCATGCCCAGCGCCCCGAACAGTAGGAGCAAGGCGATAAGGTTGGATGTTTTCATTTGGCTATCCGGTCCATCCTGAGTTGGTGACTGTAGTTGCGCCAGCCGGGGGGCAGATGGCAATCGAGCAATTCACGGTTGCCGTAGCTCCGGGCGTATCCGTTACGGTGATCGAGAACAGGAACTTGTCCGCCGTCGTAGGCGTGCCGCTGATTACCCCGGTGCTGGTGTTGAGAGTGAGCCCCGGCGGCAGAATCCCGCCCGTCAAGGCGTACGTGTACGGCGGCGTCCCTCCGGCTGCCACGATGCCATGGCCCAAGCCTCCAGGCCCGTACGCGACTCCAATCGTGCCGTTTGGCGGGTTGTCGCAGTCGGCTTGCGGCGGTCCTCCAAGGTAGGGAAAATCACCGTAAGCCAAGCAGCCTGCGCAACCTGGGTCAGACGACCCGCCACCTGTCGGCTCAAAAGTCGTATTGATGAGCGTGCCGACCGCCCCCATCGTGAAGTACGGCGCCGTCGGGTTGTAGGGGTTGTAGTTCCCGCCAACCAGGAAGACATCGAGAAACTGGTTCACGAGCGCCAACGCGACGACGCTGGAATGGCACCGCGCGTTGTTAACCCCTACCGGAGTCATGGTCAGAATCACCACCCCGGTGTCGGAGCAATCCGCCCCGCCTATGGCTCCGTTGCTTGCCAACGCGCGGAATTCCATGGAAGAGTCGGCCACGCTGTAGCTGTTAAGCCGTTGACTTACCAAGGCTACCCCCGAAAATGCGAGGCCGGTGCCCCACACTTGGTAGAGGTCTGGGACTTCAAATTCGGCGACGATGACGCTAGGGCCGCTGTTGAAGCCCCCGCCCCCGCCCCACCCGTTGAATGTCACCGTGCAACTCCCGCCTACGATCTGTTGGGCGGCGTACAAAAAGCTGTTAGACGCGACATTCGTGATGTACCCTGCCCCCTGCGAATAGGCGGCATAGGTATTGCCTAAACTGTCGGTGACGCCCGTGGGGTAGGTGAAACCGTACCCGTTCGGATATGCCCCAAAAAATGCGACGACTAGATTCCCGTAGGCGACCGGGCTTGCAAAAGTGGCTGAGCCGCTCCCGATGGACTTGGCCGTCTGCACGAGATTGAATGAGGCGCTCATCCCTGGGTGGAAATCAGTAGGCCGATCACGGCGGTATAGAGTTGGGCTGGCGGCGCCGCCGGCAGCGGAGATGCCTGAAACTCAACGAAATTCAAGGCGTGCGGATAGCCTACGGTGCAGTCCGTAACGGCTCCCGTTTCGAGCGTCCCCGTGTCTTCATACTGGATGCGCACGGCTGGGAGCACCCCCACGTAGTAGCTCGGGTACAAAGCCACCGACCACGTGCGCGCGATTCCGCTGCTGTCGCTGGAAGTGGTGTTGAGAAATGCCAGGAGGGTCGAATACCAGACTCCTCCGGAGGCGTTGTACATCGACTCCATGGTCAACGCAGATCCAGCGCTATAAGTGCCCTCAACGCCGTTGCCAGCTAACGCCGCTTGCAATACCTGGAAGCCGATATTGCATGGAAAGCAGCCCGCTGGCGCGTACTCCAGGATTGTGAGCACCGGGGCCTGGGAGCCGCCAATGGGAGCAACGAGTCCAGCCACTGTAACAGTGTTTCCCCCAGGCTTCAGGCTTGGGCAAACAAAGAGAGTCGAATAGCCAAAGTTGCTGAAATACCCAGGAAATTCATACCAGACGTTCCCATTCGTATCCGTGCAGCCGGATGGCCCCGCTCCCGTATCCGCGGTGATCCAGGCGATGCCGATATTCCGCGCCGTGTTGTTCGAAGGGAAGGCACAGGGCAAGGCAAGGCCAGACCCCGCTACTGCGTAGTACGCGACGTTGGCTTGGACGAACGTGACGCCCGGCATTTAGGCCAGCTTCCCGCGCAGTTCGGCGAGCGCGCTCTTTTCCAGGTGCGAGATTTGGCCGGGCGTGACGTTGAAGGCGCGGCCCACCTCTTCCTGTGTCTGCTCGTCGTAGTAGCGCATTCGAATGACTTTGGCGAGCCGGGGCGGCAAACTGTCCACCGCGCTGCGGATCTCGGCGTGGAGTACTTCGGTCTCCTGATTGGCGTCCGTGCAGCGGCCGCGGCCTTCGTCCGATACGAATTGCGGCTGGGCTGAACCCGCGCGCTGCACTTCGTCCTCGCCGCGCAACTCGTCGATCACGCGCTGGCGGATGCGCCTCCACAGGAAGCCCCTGCGGTCGAAGCGGGCAGGGTCCCAGGTGGGGATTGCCTTCAGCAGCGCCACGTAAGCGCAACTGGCCAAGTCGTCGTCGGTGACGCGGAAAGGGATGCTCTTGCGTATCGAGCGGCCCGCGCCGCGCGCCAGGGCGATGTCCTCGGCTGTGATTGTCACGGGGTGACTTCGAGGGTGCGATCCGATGCGCTGGACACATTCAGGCGCGTCAACTGCGGCATGATGATGCAGCCCTCCGATGCGCTTTGATCGTGGCGCGAATTGTCGCCGTGCATGAAGAAGCCGCTTCGCCCGTGCATTTCGTTGCTCGGGTCCGGAGTCAGCGGCATAGCCAGCGGGCCAAGGTGGTCGGGCGGATTCAGCGGATGGCCGACGGTGTAGATGCCTTGCGGCAGTGGCCCGCGGTCGATCACGTCCTGCATAGCCGGGTTGTTCAACCCCGCGCCATTTCCTGAATAGCCCGTGCCGAGCACCGCGCCGTCGTCGCCGGTCAGTTGCCCGGTGGTCTGCGAGTACTTCATAACGTGTTGAACTCCGGGTCGATAACCGCAGTCGGACCAAGGATCTGCGTGCACGCCTTGTACAGCTTCATCCGCACCAGGTCCGCCGGCGACGTCGCCGAGAAGTCGCGATGCAGCGCCACCCCGGAGTTTTCGAAGATCGCCGTATCGTAGGCGCTACAGAACATGCGCCGGTAGGTCTCGCTCTGACACACGCGCGCGCCGATGAACGGGATGCTGCGCCAGAGGTAGGCGAAGTAGCCGGGGATGTCGTACTTGACGCTGCCGTTTTCGCACTTCGCGATGAAGGCCGTGAACTTGGTCCAGTCGATCTGGGCGCGCACTTCGTCGGAAATCGCTAGGTGCCAGGCGCAGGAGCCGGCCGCGGCATAATCTACGGTGAGAACCTGTTCCAGCGGGTGCGTCTGCGGCCCCGAAATCTTCTTCTTGGTGACCGGATCGGTGAAGATGGTCGACTCCGTGACCCAGATCGCGGGCGACGGCTGTTTCGCCGCTTGCGGCCACGCCAACTGCTTCCTAACCATCGCCACATGCGATAGCTTCGATCCCGTGTAGCCGTCGATGATAAAGCTCAGCGGCGCGCGGCCGGCGAAAGCAATCACGTCGCCTGGCAGCATGTTCGGCGCCGCGGCGCGGTATTGGGTGAGGTCGTTCATTTGTTCTTCCAGGGCGCGTCTGCCATAAAGCATTGGCCGTCCGCGCGGGCGGCCCATTCGACGTTCGGGTGCGAATCGGCCCAACACGTTGCCGGGGCCGTATCTTCCTGCGGGTGGCGATAGCGGTGGATGCCGTCGGGCACACGGTGAGTGCATGCGGCGATGGCGGAAAGCGCCAACATGAGTCCGATGCAGCCTTTACGCCGGAGTTGCAGTTTCGTCATTGGGGCCATTCTCCTGACGTTTCGACATCGCGCCAGAGCTTCGAGAGCAACTTGGCCTGCTTCACGTCGAATACGTGCTGCCGCAGCTTGCCGTCGAAATTCACCAACTCGCGGCCGAAGCGGTTCATGCGATCGGCGAATAGATCGCCCGACTCGACGGCACGCGCCGGCGCGGCGATAATCGCCAGGGCGAGCGCGGCGCGGCGCGTCATCGTCATACGCCGAAGGTCATTTTGATCGGGACATTGAAGCTCTGCACCGTTCCAGACGAAGACGAAGGAGCCGCTGCGCCGGCGATGCTGGCGGGCGCCTGCAACGTGCCAGCTTGCTTCATCTGGGAGAGCACGGCTTCGATAATTGCCGTGATCTCGGTGTCGGTGGGCGGCACCACGGGGGCGACTCCCGATGCTGAGAGGGGGTCGAGGAGCGCTTTGATCCCGCCGAGGACCCAGGACAATTTCGATTGGCCCGATAGCGGCTTGCTGAAAATGGTTTCGGCACGACCGATCAGGCTGGACACGAGCGGGCCGAGGGTGCCGACCGCGAATTGCACGGCGGTAAGGACTGCGGGGATTGCGACTACGGCTGCTGCCATTTAACTTGCTCCTTGTTGCGTCTCTCGCATCTTCTTGTCGGCACAAGGCGTACACGCCGGCCGCGGTGTGCCGATCAAACTCGGGTAAACGGTATCGGCCGGCTTCCCACAGAACTGGCACCGCCTCATGGTATTCGGCTTGTCGCTGCAGCACCCCATCGCTACCCCTGCGTTTCAAGCACTGCCGTAAACCGCCAATCCGATGAGCCAGACGTGATGTCGATCGAGAAAACATCGTTGTACGCGACCGGCAGTGGCGAGGTGGTCAGGTTTGTGAATTGGAATACCGTGTCTGCTGCCGTGTTGGCCGGGATGGTGGGGTCCGCCAGAAAGATATCGGACGGGTCATTCGCCAGGCCGGTGGCAAGCAGCGGAGCCTGATTGATGCGGAACGTCAATGCCACCGACGGGTCCGAGGCCTGGATAACGACGGTTACCACGTTCGCGCTTGCAGCCCGCGGCGCCGGCAGCATCGGCCCGACGTTGGTTCCTGTCGCCCCGCTGTTCATGATGAAGCCGACGACTACCGTTGGGCCGCCCCCCTGGTTCTGGAAATACAGGTTCCAGGGCTGCGTCATGTTGCCCTGCGCGTCGAACATGGGCGTGCGGAGAGGCGCCAGGCGGTAGGTGGGTTGGGTGCCGAGGGCCATGGGAGTTGTCAGTCGCGGTATGCTGGGAGAGCCATGCGTGGCAGGCTCCGCGGCGTTGATCTGAAGCTGGCGCTTCCGCTGTCTTATGTGGCGGTGGTGGACGGTTCGATTCCGCCACGCCGCTTCGGAGCCAGCTTCTTATTCCCCGCCTGGCTCGCCGTCCATGAAGGCGTTCGTAATCGAAATCAACGCCGTCGCGCTGATGATCGTAATCCTCGGCACAATATCCCAGGCCCAGCCCAGACGTCTCCAGCGCAGGCGCGTGGAGTAGCCCGATACGTTGGGAGCGTTCGCGTTCGGCGCAGCCAGAGCCGTCAGCGCTTGCGCGTTCATGAAGGTGTGGCCGTGATCCTTCGAATAGTCGAAGGTCATAGTTACGTCCGCTTCCCCGACGTCCATTTCCGCCTGAAACAGCCCATAGAAGAAGCGCTGGTTATCGCCCGCCATATGAGGGCAGGCGCGCTGCCGGAAAATCGCGTGGCCGTTATCCGAGGGCGTGCTCAGCGATTGAATGTAGATGTTCCCGGAGGTGTGGTCTCCCACGAAGTGCGCGCCAGATATTGCGGGGGCCGATCCGTGCCCATACAAATCTCCGTAGGCATGGCATCGTTGCAACTGCCGGTGCAGGGTGGTTCCGTCCCAATAGCCGCGCCGATGCCACTGGGGAATACCGGTCTGCTGCCAAGCGGTGAAGTCGAATACCCAAGTGGCATCTCCCGAGGGGAAATGGAGCACCCAGAACTCGTGCCCTTCGTCGGTTTCCGTGTAGCCGATGGCGTCCTCGACCGTTGGATACGTTCTCCAGGTCTGCTCGATAGCGTGCGTCGAGATGCGCTGCGGGATCAGCCCCTGACAGTAAACTGCTTGGACGTCGCCGCGGCTGGTGGCGAAAGCCATCCACGCAATGCCGTTGATGCTCAACCGAACCGGCGAGAACTGCGCAGCCAGGCCGTAATGGATCACGCCGCCGGCCTGCAGCCTTTGAAACGGGAAATTAGCAGCCCCTACGTCCTGCCAGATCTCGGTGGATTCCAGGTCCCCGAAAATCCACAGCAACTCGTGGTCGGCAAGCATAGCCAGGATGTGGTCCGGATAGGCTTCTTTGTCGGCTTCGTCGCTGGGGTTGCAGCTAGTGAAATCGTCGATGCCAGTGATGTACCATTGGTTGGACTGCGGCGCCGCGAAGATCCCATAGGTATCCAGATAAGCAGCGGTGCCGGCCGCAACCTGGCCGCCGGTTTCTTCGGTGCCGTGGCCGCCGCTTGTATTCGGCGGTGCTGGGGCAGCGGGTAAGCCGTTCTGTGTGAGCAGCACCGTGCCGCTCGCCGGTCCGCCGAGACCCCAGCCGCTGATGAGGTAGGTGCCGTGGACCCATCCTGAACCGCTCGTGATGACAAGCGTGCGACCTATATCCGACTGCTGAAACTGGTAACTGTTGCTGCCGACAAACCATCCCGGTGAAAGGGTGTAGAGATCTGTGTATGCCTGCGCGCCGAGGACTTCGATACCCGTGCCCCCGATCGAACTCGCCGTTCCCCAGGCCAGCGCCGCGATGGCTGAGCCTCCTACCACACTGGTGATTACCTGCGACTGGATGGTAAACCCAGTGCCTGACTGGATCTCCATCGTCGCGCCCACGTCGCTGGGGCCGAATGGGGTGAGGCCGATGAGTCCGTTGCCCGTGGCGTCGATCTGCAGGCCGACCATGGGAATCGAGAAATTCACCGGTACCGCGCCTGAACCGCTGTCCACCCAGAGGAAGCCGCCGTTGATGATCATCAACTGGCTGCCGCTGGCGTTCGGAAAGATCAGCGCGGGCTGGTACTCGGGATTGGCGAGGGTGGCAAACGGCGTGTAAAGTGCGTTGCCGACCGATCCGTGGTCCGAAGAACTGCCGTCCGCGAAGACTTCGTAAAGATGCGAGGGGAGTATCCCCGCCACGGCGAACAGGCGATCCTGCCCGACCCACACCGCCAGTACGTTCGATAGCGGCAGGGTGCCGAGCAGGGTTAAGCCGGGGGTGCCCTTGGCGCGGCCGACGTTGCGGCCGGCTTTGGACTCGATCACTTCCTGGAAGAGATTGATCGCGGTCTGGGACTCGGCGTTGACCGAATCCAGCGAATATGCACCTGCTGAGAAAAACGGTATCCGCATGGCCTGGCGTTATCCCGCCTGCAGCGTCTGCTTGCCGGGGCTCTGCGGCATCGGCTGATCTGGCGGCGGATCGCTGCCGAAGATCCGGGAATTCGCCAGCGCGATATCGGACTTGCTCTCTTGCGCCTTCTGCATCAAGCTCTGCGTCACCGGCTTCCCGTATTGCTCACAAAGGTCCACGGCCAGATTGAGCGTCAACCCGCGGGCATATCCCGGCGCCAGCGTGACCTGAGTCGTATTGAGGTCCGGCCACTGGGTGAGCGGGGCGAAGTAGAACAGATGCAATGTCCCTGTTGCGATGGGCCACCAGAAGATATTCGAATTCGGTAAGGCGTAGTCGCAAAACATCTTGGTGGCGAACTTCCCGGACCTGGAATTGTCCACGATCTCGGACCACTGCGCGGGAGACAGAATTTCGACGGGGGCTTGCAATGTCCCGGAATCGCAATACGCGGCCGTGATCTTTGAGGGCCGGTATCCGAGGCTGTACGGCTGGGCTGCGCCGTTCAGGTTGACTTGCCCCTCGGTGATCTGCATGATAAGCAGCCCGAGAGATGCCCACTGGTCGACCAGCTTGTTGAGCGAGATGAGGCCGTCGGCGAGTTCGGCACCGTTCAATGTTTCGCCGGAGGCTATGGCCTGGATGCTGCGGGCGGCGTCGGTGATGAGAGCTTGAGCGTAATATGTCTGGGCCATGGGATTCCTCTGTCCTCGCGACGGTGGGCTTTATATGTTGGCGCCGCGCCGGTCAGTCCTGCCCGGCGCTGGTAGAACCTTTGGTACTGTTGGGTGCCGTGCAGCGGTGGTACGCTGTTGGGCATGGGACTTGTTCAAACCGCAGTTGAAGGGTTCGCCGAATACCACAAGATTGACACGCTGTTTGAGCGCGATGAGAAGTTCGCTGTCGATCCAGATCGGATCAAAAAGCCAGTGCTGCGAACAATCTCACTGTGGAACGTTACAGAGAAGATCGACGGCACGAATATCCGCGTCATGCTCGGCCAAGACGGCAAGCTGAGTTTCGGTGGCCGATCCGATAATACCCAACTGCCAGCCGATCTGCTGATGTACCTGGTCAACACCTTCCACGCGGAGGATTTGAAGCGCGTCTTCTGGCTCGACAATGTTCCGGTCCGGGCGATTTTGTACGGCGAAGGTTACGGTGCCGGGATCCAAAAGGGGGCGGCGTACCGGGCAGACAAAGCCTTTATCCTGTTCGATGTCATGGTCGGTGATTGCTGGCTTGACTGGGAAGACGTCCGGGACGTGGCGTGCAAACTTGGGATAGACACGGTGCCATATCTTGGCCGGTGGACATTTGACGAAATAGTGAGATATGTCCAAAACGGGTTCAAGTCGGCCATCGGCACGGCTCAAGCCGAAGGGATCGTCGCGCGGCCTCTCGAAGCGCTCTATGACAAGCGCAAGCGCAGGATCATCATCAAACTAAAGACCAAGGACTTCGGCAAAGCTAGTTTGCCACCAGCACAGTGATCGGGATAACCAGCGTGGCGAACTGCCCCACATTCGTCGAAGCGCCGATGAGCCGCGCTTCGCCGCCGTCGCCGCCGCGCCGGACGGCTGGTAGAGCCTTTGGTACTGTTGGGTGCCGTGCAGCGGTGGTACGCTGTTGAGCATGACCGTGAACTACTGCGGGCAGTCCAGCGGCAAAGACAGCCAGGCCACAGCACTGTGGCTGATCCACTCAAGCGGTGTGTCCCGTGAGTCGATCCGATTCACATTCTGCGATACCGGAAACGAGCACCAGTTTACCTACGACCACATCGCGCTTTTGAGCGAGAGGTTTGTTTCTTGGGGCTGCGCGCCAATCGTAACGCTCAAACCAGAGCGCGACTTTATGGAGTTGGCGCGGTGGAAGAAGCGCTTCCCGAGCCGCAAGGCCCGCTTCTGCACTCAGTTCCTCAAGGTGATTCCTTCACGCGCCGACGTGATGGCGTTGCTCCGCGAGGGCCACGAGGTTATCGTGCATTCGGGGGTCCGCGCTGCCGAAAGCGCAGATCGGGCGAAACTCATTGACCGGGGCTTTGATGATATGTTCAGCTGCGTGGTGAACCGGCCCTTGCTGCGCTGGACACTTGAAGAAGTGCTGGCGCTCAGTGCCCGCCACGGCGTTCCCCTGAACCCGCTGTACGCCTATGGCGCGCAGCGCGTGGGATGCTTCCCTTGCATCAACAGCCGAAAGTCCGAGATAAAGCTGATCTCTATCAACTTCCCCGACCGGATAGACCAGATTCGCGAACAGGAACGCGCCATTGAAACCGGCGTACTCCATAGTTTTTTCGCCCGCAAAACAGTTCCCCCAAGGTTCAGGACGCATGGTTACGAGAACCGCAAGGGAGAGCATTTCCAGGTGTGCTCCATAGACGATGTGGTGCGATGGTCGCACACCGGACACCGCGCGAAAGAACAGGAGCCGCGCCTGTTCGATGATGAAGGCTTGGTTTGCCCATCCGGGGCCGGGATGTGCGAATAAAGCCGCTTAATCTGGGAACCAGCGCGGGGCACGGCGGTGACACGCGCGGCAGCAAACTATGAGCTTTGTGCGCCTGAAACCTTCCTTCGGTTGCTACACTGGAGTCTGCAAACGCCGAAAAGGCGATACGCCGACCTGATCTATCAGCTAGGCGAAGAAAGGAGGGCGCGGAAGATAGCCGGAGCCATCGTCCCGGCGGCGCCTCATTACGAATCTGTGTTTTCCGTGGCCGGGAAACGCGGGCGGGGCGTCGCCGGGGCACTACTGCGTTGCCGGCTTCCCCTGCTCCAGATCAATCTCCTGCATCGGCTGCTGCAACGGCACCGGACGCAGCGGCGCCGCCGGCGCGCCAACCGTAACCGCGTTGAGTTGCGCGAGGCGCGACTTGGTATCTTCAGCTTTCTTCCCCACCCACTGATCCAGGATGGCACCCGGGAATTCCGACGCCAGGACCACGGCGAGATTGAATTTCAGGGTTTCCAGGTATCCGGGCGGAAAGGCGATTACATCGCTCAGATACACTACCCCGGCCAAGGGTTTGTAACTCCACAGATTCAGGGTTCCCCCGTTGGCGGCCGCGGGCCACAGCATGATGGTTGCCTGCGGGTAGCCGTAATCGCACACGAGGTAATCGGCGTAGCTGCCGGTCACAGTGCGATCGATGATGGTTTCAAAGCGTTCCGGGGTGACCACCTGCACCGGCATGGAGCCGTCCGTAGTAACCACGCTGGCCGCGCGAATCTTCTCCGGCCGCGAGCTGGTGATATTGCCACCCGTGCCCCAGGTGTAGCTGGCGGCGCCGGTGAGGCCGAAAGTCTCGTGCACCGTTTGGTAAATTGTGGCGCCGTCTACCGAAAAGCCGTCGATGATGGCGTTGAGCGCATCGAGCGCGATCTGATAGTCCTGGGAGGCGGGTACGGTGTTGCCGCCTTGTTGAGTGGTGGCGAAAGCAGAGTTGGGCGCCAGGACGTGGATCAGGCGGAGAGCTTCATCGCAGATGTTTTGAACTGATGGCATGGGAGAAAAGCCTTATATATTGGTGCCGCCGCCGTCGCATCCGCGCCGGGCGGCTGGTAGAATCGGTCTATGGGCGGAGCTATTCAGAGTCGGGTGAATGATGACGAATCGAACATCTGCGCCTGTTGCGGATACCCGGCTCCCCTGAAGGAATATCGGACATTGGTTCCGAACGCGCCTGGAGATACGCGGGAAGCGCACAGATTCTGTGAGGTCTGCGCGGGCACGTTTTTGAGCCACTGCATCACTTACGCCGGCCTCTATGGAAGCGAGCGGCACTTGTGGGGCTCGATTGGCTGGATTGCCAATCGGCTGCTAGAAGAAATCCGATCAACACGCCAAGGCGGCAGCAAGCCTTAAGGCGTGCGCGGGCTGTTCTGGTCGATCTGGGTTTCCGCCGCCTGAACCTGCACGGGCAGCGGCGGCAGGGGCGGCATCGGCTCGCCGATGGTCACCATGTTGAGCGCCGCGAGACGCGCTTTGCAGTCCCCGGCCTTCTGGAATACCCACTGATCGAGACGGCCCGTCGGGAATTCCGAGGCCAGCATCACCGCTAGGTTAAGTTTCAAGGTTTCGAGGTACCCGGGCGGAAATGAGATGGCGTCGCTCAAGTAAACCACCGCGGTCAGCGGCTTAATGCTCCACAGGTCTAGGGTGCCGGTGGCCACGATAGGCCAGAGCGAGATGGTAGCCAGGGGATTGGCGTAATCGCACACCAGCATGTCGGCGAACTTCCCGGCTCTGCTGATGTCGATAATGGTCTCGAACTTTTCCGGCGTGACGATCGCCACACGCATGGATGCCGTAGTGGATTGAATTACTGCGGCCGCGCGGATCTTCTCCGGACGCGCCGTATTGATGACGCCGCCAAGGCCCCATGTGTAGCTGGCGGCGCCGGTCAAGGCAAAGGTCTCGTGGACTACCTGGTAGACTGTGGCGCCGTCTACCGAGAAGCCGTCGATCACCTGGTTTAGGGCGTCGAGCGCGATTTGATACTCCTGGCAGGCTGGAACGGTGTTGCCGCCTTGTACCTGGGTGGCAAAGGAGGCGTTGGCCCGCAGGACGTGGATGAGGCGCAATGCCTCGTCGCAAAGGTTTTGAACTGTGAATGCCATGGGGGTAAACGCCTCTTGTGAATGTTTCTAAAGCGGCGACTAGGCCGCCTGAGTTGCCGGTTTCTTCTTGGCCTTGGCCAAGTCTTCCACCAGCGTTTCGTTGCGGCTTTCGAGCGTCGCAATGCGCGCGTCGAGCGTCTCGATTCGGGCTTCGTTCTCTTCTGCCCTTTTCTTCCACATGGCATCGAACCTGACTTTCAGGTCCGCGTTTTCCATGCCCAATTGGAGGCAGGTGGGGCATTCGCCCGCTTTCGGCGCGGTGGTCTGAGCGGTTTGCGTGGCGTGCGGCTGGCGGCTGTATCCGTCGCTGATGGCCAGGTCTTCCTCTTCCAGGCTCTTGACGAATTTGACGCCGCCTGATGGGTGGTGCATGACGCGCGGGTATTCTTGGTGCACGTAGGGCGGCGCGACGGGCTTATCCGTGGGGCGGCCGTTACCGAAACTGTTCTCTGGTCTTGCCATTGTTCTCCTTGAAAGTTAGGGTGCTCACACCCATTGGTTGGAAAGTATATTAAAATTTCCCCTCGACTGTCCGACCGCCATCGACCCGCGCTCGCACTGCGAAATGTAGGTCACGGCGTTGATGCTCTTGATGAGCGCCAGCGCGCGCCCGGCCATGGGGATCGCCAGGGGCGACAAGTTGGCCTTCGGCCCGTATCGCGCGGCAATCCGGATCGCCAGGTTGTACTGCATGGCGTCCACGTATTCAGGTGCGGTGATGATCGGATCGAGCGGCGACTGAAACTGCTGCACGGTCTGCCAGGTGTACAGCGCGCCTTCGGTGACGTAGGCGTTTGCTGGAATCGGCCACAGGTAGATCTTGCCGTTGGGAACCGCGGGCTCGTAATACAGCTTCGTGGGGTTGCCCGAGGTCAGATCTTTGGGCGAGAGTGCCGCCCACTGCTGCGCCGTGAGCTGGTCGAAGGGTTCCTCAATGACCGGGTTGACGTTGGTAAAGAGGTAGCTGGCCCACTCGATGCGTTGCGGTCGTTCGATTTGGATATCCGTCAAGCCGCTGAGCCCGATCAGGTACGGGAAGTCCGGGCCGCCCTGCCCGATATTGATCGCAAAACACGTTCGCAGGATGGCCGGCACCATGTTCTGCTGCGCCTTCCAACTTGAAACCAACTGGTTCAATTCCCACAGGCAATCCTGGTAATCGTAGATCGAATACCCGCGTCCAGCCATCTGCATGACGCCCGCGATGCGTAGCGCGTGGTAGATCAGATCGCCGACGATGGGCGCGTTCGCGGGGTTGTTCGCGTACTGCGCGCCGGTGAACTGGCCGAAGTTGATATTGGATGTGGACATGGCGGAGGGGCAAGCGGGGCGTTACAATGCGGACATGCTGAGAGATTGCGACGACTGCGGAAATAGCTACGACGACGCGGAGTGCGTGACGTATTGCCCGCACCCGCGGTTCATTTCGCCGGAAGACGCCCGGCGCAAGGACTTGGCTGTCGGGCTGATTAACGTGCCGCTATGCTTCAAGGATCGCCGTCTCGGCGAGTCGGAGGTGCGGATTGCGTCGATCAGCCACAACGGGATGGTCACCGTGAGAGGATGGCCGGACGAGTTCGAGCCAAGCCGGTTCAAAGTGATGGAGGCTGCGTGAAATACGTCGCTGTTGTCGAGGCCTTCCGAATCTCCCATGTGGGCGATCTATGCGCAGAAGACGGCAGCCGCATCCTCGCGCTCGAAGGCAGTACGTGTGTCACGGCAACTAAGGAGATGCTGGCGCGGGTTAACATCGCCGCTGGCGACTTCTGGGTGATCCAGGGAGACGGGTACATCTATCTGGATCCCGCTGAAGTGTTCGAGCGGGGATTTAGCCGCCTTAATACACCGCTACCGGACCGCACTTCGCCGTCGTAAACGTGATAGGCACGGTCACAGCAGCCACGGTACCGAAGGTGTCCGCTACCTGTCCACACCCGTAGGCTGTCGGAAGCGAGCCAGTCGAATATAGGTAAATCTCGTTCGCCGTGGTGCCGTTCGTCTGGATGCCGATGTAATAGGTCTGCGGTCCAGCAACTGCCTGCGTGGCCGTAAACGCCTGACAATTCAAGGTAGAGGCGGTGCCCAAAGTTGCCCCTGCCGCGGCGCTGCTCGCCAACGCGGTACCTGCGGAATTGTACAGCACCCCAAGCCACTTATCCGTTGAAGCGCCGCTTCCCATCAACATGCAAACGCCTGTCAAGGTCGCGTTGACCGGGACGAAGATCTCCGTCAGCCCCATGAGCGAGCCGCCCGGATCGGTGCTGGAGGCCATCAATCCCACCAGATACGGGACCGGGGACATGAACTGAGTAAAAGGCACCGTAGCGGTGACCTGCGCAATACCTTGCGGGAAATAGCCTGCCAGATTCGAGGCGGCGTCCTCGCTCCATACGTTTTTCGCGGTGCAAATCTTGATAGCGGCCAGGTCCGAGCGGTAATTGATCGGCGAGAAGCCGGGTGTGCACAGCAAGGGATCGGAAGTGCTCACGGTGTAGCCCACGAAGGGCACCGGATACGGGGCCGGGTAGTCGACGCCTGCGACGGGCGACTGGGCAAAGACGGCGCCGGCGAGAAGCACGGCGGAGAAGAAAGCGGCGGTGAGACGGTTCATGGTTTGAGGCTCCTGTGGATATGGTATACCCAATTTGCTTGGGCGGAAATATGGTAAACCTAATTCACTTCCCGGACCAGTGGCCCTTGCGGGCGCTGTTCGCGGGCTTCAGCACGTTCTCGTAGAGGCGCGCCGCGGCGCCGATGCCGGGGGCGTGCTGGTGCGACTGGGCGTAGGCGTCGATGGACTCGCCAGCGCGCGCGGCCGCTGCGGTCAGGCGGCCTTTTCGGATTCCGGCGAGAAATGGCTTTTCGGCCATATCAGTTTTCCAACATCAAGATTTGCAGCAAAGTCGGGGCGGTATGGGCCAATACCGCGGGTGCCGTCACCGCCGGCGTGAAGCGGAACAGGAACGGCGGATCTCCCGGCAGGAGGCGCGCGAAAGCGACGCCGGACGATCCGGTAAGACCTGAAAGTATGTCGCAATAATTCGTAGGATCGAGATTCTGGATGAGGCATAATCCCACGTTCGCCAAACTCGACACAGGGATGACGGTACCCCCAGAAGTCGTGGGTGCGGAAAAAATTAACTCCGAGTACTTACTCCCCGTTTGGGGCACGGAGATATTCTGCTGCGAGAGGCTCACGTTGACGCCGGCGGCGTTCAAAGAGAGCGATGCACCTGCGGTAATGGGGTTCGACATGGGAAAGTCCTTTGGGAAAGCGTTGGGAAAGCGTTGGGAAAGCTGTTCTTGGGTTTCAGTGGGTCAAGTGCAGGCCGCGTAACATGCGATGCCAAATGTTGGCGTTGGTGTTCACCCACACGCCGTTTTGGCAGTCGTAGATGGCACCCGACCAGTCGTTGATGACGGGCAGCACAAACTGCGCGGCCGCGTTGCACGCGCCCCACAGCCCGACGTAGGTGAAGTATTGGGGGATCGTCACGTAGACCGAAGCGCTCGTGTTGTGGGCCTGGGTGCCGGTGCCGTCCCAGCCGCGCTCCACGAACACTGCGGCAGTCGGGCTTACCTGCGCCGCGGTCACCCGCATCGCTTCCTGATCCACGTAAAGCACGGTAAACGAAGCGCCTGAAGGCTGGCCAATCGAGCCGTTGCTGATCGGCTGCCCGGGCCCCGTGACGTTGGCGCTGGACGCCAGAAGCACGTAATTCTGAAACTTGTTCACCGGCGCGGTGAAGTTGGTGATGGGGATACTGTTCGGGAGTGCAGGCGGCGGGGGCGGCGGGGGCGGCACTGGCGGTGCGAACCCCAGGCTTGCAGCCTTCCAGGCCAGACCTGTGATCGTGGGAGATGACGGAAGGGCCGAGAGCATCTGCCAGGTGTAGCTGGTCACCGGCGTGTGGTCGCTGCAGGAGCCGTCCTGCAAGAGCGCGAAAGGCTGCGTGCCGAAGATGGTCGTGCGCGTTGCGCCGATCGCCGAAGAAAACCCGAATAGCCACGGCCAGAACGCGCCGCTCGTGTTGTAATTGACCATCCCCGGCCAGCCGCATCCGTTGATCTGTTCCGATTGGCACGCGACGTTCGAGCCGCTGGGGCAGTAGCTTGGCGGTCCCGATTCGTCGATCTGCACCTGCAGCCCGGCTGTAATCGCTGCCGCTGCCCATCCCGAATAAACTCCGGGCTGGTTCGACCATGACGGCGTGGCGTCGAAGCTGCGGAAGTAGATCTCCGCGCCGAACACCTGCATTCCGCTGGGCACCGACCCGGTTACGTTGGTCGCGTAGGCGCCATCGGCCATCGTGTAGCCAGAGCCGCAGAGCACGCCCGATCCGCCCGTCGCCGAGTGGATCGCCGGGCACAGGCCGGCGATGAGGGTGTTCCAATCTGCCACGCTGAGCGTCTGCCCGGTGGAGGCGTTATCGGCTTCAACGGGTTCGTGCGCCGCGATGATCGTGTGGAACGAGACGCTGGGAGACAGGCTGTGCGCGTGCGCCACCATGGCAGCCAGGAAGGGTTCTTCGCAGGCGAGCCGCTGCGCAACCGTCATAGTCGAGGGCGTCAGCCCGCAAATGAGCCACGGCGCGCCGCCGCCCGGAACGCCGAAGCTGATCGGTGCCATGCGAAGAGTCAAGCCCTGCGCCGCAATCCATGGCTGTATGGCGTCGTAGAACGCGAGATTCGTTGTCAGCCTCGTGCATGTGGACGCCGCGTACGTCGCCGCGCACGAGAAACCGGTCGCCGCGATGTACTCGGGCGACATCATGTACGGCATGTAGTCGATGTTCCAGACTACGCCGGTGGCACCGCTTTTCTCCAGGATGTTCGAGACAAACGCCTCTTGGATCGGAACCGAATTGTAAACGCAGGTTCCGGTTGTCGGGCAGTTCTCGATCCAATTTGCTTCAGCGCCCACGAGTTGCAGATCGTTGGCAAACGGCTGCGTAAGCGCCGGCTGGGGTGTGGCGTTCAGAAACGTGTTGTACGCCGAGACGTAGGCTTGGATCGTTGGTGAGCCGGTTGCGGGGCAGCCCGCGGAGGTGCCAGTGGAGCCTGCGGCCGCCCAGCATGTGCCGGGCTGGGCTTGCGCTGCGTGCGTGAAGACGAGCAGGGCCGCGGAGAGTAGAATGGCGTGCTTCATGCGATGATGGAGACTGAATGATGACGCGACGTGCTTTGTTTGCGCTGGTGCTCGGGGCCGTGGGCTGCAAGCCTGAACCAGGCCTTTCCGATTGGAGCGTGCGTGTCGAAACCGGGCCAGACGAAATATCGGAGATCGAAGCCGCCCACGAAGAACTCTGGCAATTGTCGGGTGCTCTTCATCCGCAAGACGTGCCGCAAGTGCGCGCTTTTCTGGAGCGTGCAATTGCGTCGCTGGAGACGAACATCCAGGATACGGATCGCATGCCCGGACCCCTCACATTTCCGTGGTGGCAGGAGTGGCGACCTGTGGATGTCCAGACGCTTCGAAAACTTCGGACTCTCTTGGAGGCGCTGGCATGACCCGCCGTGCTTTGTTTGCGATGGCCGCGGCTGCGGTGCTGGACCCTGAGCGATTGCTTTGGCGTCCCGGCGCGAAACTCGTTTCGATTCCGAAGGCAACGTCGTTTCAGGGTTGGGGAATTCCGGGAACCGACCCGCCGCTCTGCGTGGGTGACATCCTGACGTTTTGGAACGATCCACAGCAATACCGCGTAACGGCGACGCACCCGCCGGGCGAATATGTGCGGGTCGAGTTGAAGCCGGTGCTGAATTCAGCGCGTATCACTGGCCTGATGCCAATGAAGAGAATCGCGCGTGAAGGCCGTTTCTACGCGAAATACGTGGAACTCCCTGGCGGCAGCGACCGCAACGGGGGCGCCTTCGAGGCTTCGGTCCATACCCTTACATGACGCGACGCACCCTGTTTGCGATGATTGGCGCTGCGGTCTTGGACCCAGAGAAGCTGCTTTGGAAACCGGGAAAGCTAATCTCTATCCCGAAGCCGACGGTGCATGAAGGCTGGGACCCGACACTGCGGGTGCGGATATATGCCGCTGATCCGGCAGGTGAGCCTCAAGCCGCGGTGATACAAGCCATTCTCAATACTCCGGAAATGCTGAAACTGATCGATTCCCGGATTACCCAAGCGGAAAAGAGAATGGGGCTGGGGCTTGATAGGGTCTATCAGTGGCCGGAGTTCCAGCGGTTTATTTCGGAAGCCCGTCCGGTCCCACCACGAACTTTACGCTCACCAACTCTACGGGCTTGACCAGCCGCAGTTTCCGCAACACCCGCAGCAGAATATTCTCGCGCGGGGTGAACCTGCACGCGAAGGAATCTCCTGGACGGGGCTGCGGCCACATCTCGATGGTGCCCATGTTCCACAACTCTTCGTGGGCATCTTCAATCTCGGTGATGTCGAAGGTGGAATTATCCATCGAAGAAATTTGGTGGACAGCCTCGCGGCGCGGTCCACCAGCGCCTCTGGCACACTGGAAAGCCACACCCGGGCGGACCTTCCGCGCGTACCTTGAGCTTGAAATCCGGGAAAGGGCGGTGGTTAAAGGCCGCCCTTGGCTCCCCGGCCATCGGAACTTGGCGCGCGCGTTACGCGGTCGCGGCGGGCGCGGGATCGGCGGCAGGCGGCGGTTGCTGCGTTCCACCCGCGGCGGCGGCGGTTTCCTTGCCGAAACGGAAGCGGCGATCGTGTTCAAGCTGGATCACAGCGTCCGGCAGCGCCTTGGCGACGTTGGCCAGGGTCTTCGCCACGCGTTCGTCGGCGTGCGCGCCGCGGCCGAGATGTGACTCTATGGCGGTGCCTTCTACTAAATATGGTTCTTTGAGGGCGTTCGCCACGTCCTTCATATACTCAGTTGGCTGTTTCATGAGACTGGTTGCTCCTTCGGTTTCAAGGATACCACCTCTCGAATCTTGGCGGCGATTTCCTCGTGCGCTCCGCAGCCGGTCTGGCAACCTTCAGAGCCGCCCCACGTTTCGCGGTACGTATCCGCGATCTTTGCGCAGCGTTCCTTCTCGCCGAGAACCAACAGCCGCACGCTGGCCAGTGAGCCGGGCATGAATTCGCGTCCGCATAAGCGGCAATGCCAGCGGTCTATGCGGGCCGCGCCGATCTCAATGGGTTCGTAGCGGACTTCCATGTGGGCGCAAGCCGCGGCTTCGTCTTCTCGGAGTTTAGCGACGAGACTTACTCCGCTGATCTCGCTCATTGCTTCCACTATAACGGCTCGATGGCCCACAGGTCGGGTTCGAGTGTCGCCACTTCCGCGTGGGTTTTGCAAACGCGAAAGCTCTGACGCCCTTCGTTACCGATACCAAAGGCCCGATACTTCGCCTCTTTTACGCAAGGCGCCAGACGATTTTGATGGTCGCCCATTTTCCAGGACACCTGGCAAATATCCGCCTCCAGGACGCCCTCGATCTGCGATTCCGGGATGATGCGGTGCCGCACGCCGTTTTCCCAGTAATCCTGGCCACCTTTGTGTGCGTAGATCACTTCCTCGCCTACTTCTACGGCGAGCGGGATGCGCTTGGCATGCGCAAACTCTTCCCACACGCCCTGTGACGATCCTTGCCAGTCCGCGATGAACTTCTTGCCGTACTTGTAGCCGGTTCCGATGCGCACCACGCGCCCGCGGTCGCTGTATTGTCCGGCTGTGCCGCCCTTCTCGTCGAAGGTTCCGGCGTGCAGCGATGTGCCAGGTATGACGACCTGGCTGGTTGGTGCGGTGCGCTCGTTTTCGGCGAGCGGGAGAACGAGGACGGCGTTAAAGAAAGGTTGGAACAGCATTCAGCGTTGCCTTATTGACTTGGTTCCATTCGGCGGCGGTAGAAGCAAGGTAATTATGGAGCACTTGCGCGTCGCGGTTTTGGCGAACCACGGCGGTCACGACAAGCGTCATACGCTCGGGGTAGAGCCAGCGTCTGTCGTCGTTGCTTACAAGGAGGGCTACCAAAGATGAGAGTTGGTTGAGTACAAGCGTCGGGCGCCCTTGCTCTGTCCGTCGTTTCAGGATCTCCGGGTCCCACTGCTCGCCGTCGTAGAACTTTTGGGCTGCGGCCCTCTCCCCCCACGAGGGCCAGTCGCGGGGATTCGGGAATTCAGACTGAATCAGCGCATCCACGGTGACGCCATGGTAGTTTGCGCCTCTCCATTCGGGCGCGCCCAAGGGAAGAAGGGGTGCAGGGGAAGAAACCTCAGGTTTCGTCTCCTGCTGCTTCAATGCCAGAGCCAGTGCTGGAACTGCCGGTACAAATCCCGGTATGCCGAACAACTGCCGTCGGTTGATCTTCATGCTCCAATTATACGTTCAAATCCACTGACACTCGCACTGGATCTGCTGCTGTTCCGTCCACCCAGATCGTGGTCAGATCGATTGCCGGCGCCTGCGAAAACTCAAGGACGCCGGAGGGATCCGCGTAGGAGCCGCCGGGAGCCGTCGCCGTCGCCGGCGCGAGTTCCGCGCTGACGTCGTTGGCGTTCGTAGTTGCGGGCGTACGCCCTCCACCGATTCCACCCATGACGTAGCCTAAGCCGGTGCCTCCGGTAGCCATTTGGATGAAGACTCGGTTGCACATAGTGTGCGGCTGGAGCGATAACGCGACGGCCAGGTTAATCGGCGTGCCGGGAGTGAGGGTGATTTTCGTGTTTTGACGCATGGAGAAGGTCCTTTACGGGGCTACTTTTATCACCGCGGCTCCATACGCGGGCACCGTCGCCGTATATGACGTGGTGAGCGTGCCGAGGCTAGAGTGCGCCCACAGATCGCGCGTCGTCGTGTATGGCCCTGAGCCGCACGCGGCAACTACGCCCGCGATGGTGGCAAATGTCGCGGTGATGCTCTGCGAAGTGCTGGCGCGATTCAAAAGCGCGATCGCGCACGTATTGGTGCCGACTAACTGCCTGGCCCACACTTCGCACGTCGCGCTGCCGCAGGACGCGCTCTGCGCCCTGAACGCGCTGATACCCAAGGCGTCTTGGTCCACCGCAATGATGTCGGTATTCAGAAACGCCGCGCTCGTGGCGCTGTCCATCGCGGTGAGATCCGTCCCGGCGATGAGGGGAGACGCGAACATCGCCCACATCGAAACTTGCGTTTGGCACTGCGTGTCGGTAATGGCGACCACTTCCAGCGTGGATGCTTGACACGCCAGATAGTCGGAATCGTTCCACCCGAGAGTCGGACCCGCAAGCGCCGGGAGCCCGGTTTGAAGATCGAAGATTGCATTAAGTGTGGTCCAACCGGCGACATCGGCTGCGTATCTCCAATAATTCCCGCCGGCTGAAGATCCCCAGGTCTGCACGTTGTAGTTGGGCCCGGCTGAAGTGTTGTATAAGAAGGCCCTTCCGGTCGCCCGCAACCCCAATCCCCAGAACTGGTAGATCGAGTGCATGGCGCTGTAATTGTACGTGCTGGTCGTCGATTGCCCAGGCAACCCGAAAGCCACGCCGTACTGATTGGATGTCTGGCAGTTGTCGAGCTTCAGCCCGTCGAAGCCCCAGTCGGCGAACTGCTGGATGTCCTGGATCTCATAACCGAAGCTGCCCACATGCCCACCACAGGTCTGCTCGCCGCCGCCTGCGTAGGCCACGGCTTTCAGCCCGAGCGAGTGAATGTACGTCACGAGGCTCGCCATGCCGGACGGAAACATGGTCGCGTTGGCCTGGATTATGCCCGTGCGGTCCCTTGTTGTAGACCACCCTTCGGATATTTCCACCCATTTGTACCCGAGCGCCGCCATGCCGGTTGACACCAGCGCCGCTGCTTGGGTGCGGACTAACGCATCGGTGTATGCCGTGCTGTAGGCAAACCACGTGGTCCATCCCATCGGGGGAGTTGGGGAAAGGCCATTATTGATAAGCGTGGTTGTGAGGCTTGGGAGAATCGCGGTTGGGGCCACCAGCAGCGGCGTCGTGCCGGGCAAGCCATAGCTGTTCAGCCACGCATAGGCCTGCTGCATTTCGAGGTCAGACAACGCTCTCGACCAAATCATCAGGTAGGCTATGACGGTAGTTCCGCCCGCGACGCACGAAGCGGTCTGGCGCACGGAGCAGGCTACCGAAGCCAAAGGCGCGCCCGTCGCTCCTGCATTTCCGGTCTCCACGAACGCTCCGTTGTCGAGCCGCGTTTCGCGCACGTTGCCCCACCTGGACACCATCGAGATACCGACCAATTGCGTCCCGGTCGACGGCGCGGACATATAAGTGTTCGGAGCATTATCTGTCGCGCCGTTGCGCGACTCAGGATACATCTGTCCAGCCCCGCCCCCGTAATACACTTGAGCAAAGTGGAGTTGATCTGCCGTGGCGGCCATCGACAAAACGCGCCCGGCGTTCGGGCCACCGTTGAAGATCCCCACCGCGAGCATCGTCCATTCCGTGTTCAGCGCAATCGTAGACAGGGTGGAAGCCGTCACTCCATACTGGCTACCCGCAAACGATACGCCGTTGGTTCCCAGGGTTGGCGATCCAACCAGAGTGAGCGCCGGTCCACCCGAAACCGAATTAGTAACGGAGGTGGTCCCTCCCGCCAGACTCTGCAGGTTGTATTGAGCAACTAAGCCAGCCGTGTTGATCGGGTAAGCTGCCGTAGTCTGCAACGTATGAAATTGAGGCACGGCGAATCCCTGCCTGGATTTCGCATCGCTGACCATACCGCTCGGCGTCCAGTCTGCCGGATCGCTCCCGCCGATACAGCCGCTCGCGTTGATGCACACGTACAGCGTGCCCGCGCTGGAGCAGACGCCGCCATTGGGCGCGCGGGGGAAGCTGCTGGGAGCGGACGGGCAGGCTAGCGTGGCAACGCTACCAGGACCGGACGGGTTCACGACTTGCGCGCGCATGCCCAGCGCCGCGAACAAAGCGAGCAGGGCGATAAGGTTGATTGTTTTCATTGGTGGTTGCGCAACGCGCTAATCCGCAGTTCGAGGTGACTCAGCGGCTCGTCTTCGTCGGGGTAGAATTTCAGATCGGTCTCGATCCATCCGTCGCCGAAGCTTTCGCGTGGCGCGTGGGCGGTCACGGCTCGGTAACCGAAATCCGGATGGTAGAGAACCATGGCGGTGAAAAGGGCAGGAGGCCTCCGGGGAGAACAAGAGGAGGCCCCCTGGGGCGGCGCGCTCAAATAGCAGGAGCTGAGCCGCCGAGAGCGTTAATACAGCGCGACCATGGGCCCCACCGCCGTAGTGAACGTGACGGGAGGGGTGATGGTAGCCGGAATGGTGCCGAAGGTGATGGTGCTGATAGCGCCGGCCCAGACCGTATCTGCGCCCGTGGCGGCATCCGCCATGTGGACCAGAGCCGTAGAGCCGTTGTTTTGCATGCAGGCGTAGTACAGCGCCGGACCCACCGCGAAATACTTCGAAGTGAAGGGGATGTTCTGGTAGTCCGACGCGCCGGCCGAAGTGGCTCCGGCAGTCGCGCTATTGGCCAGCAGGTTGCCAGCCGAGTCGTAGAGCACGACCAGGAGTTTATCGGTGCCGACAGTGGCTCCATTCAGAAGCCCGATGCCGGTCAGCAGTTTGTTCCCAGTCAGGGGCACTTCGGTGCACCCCATGGTGGTATCGGTCTGAGCGACGCCGGCAGTCAGAGACGTAGCGGCGATCGCGCCCACAACGGGCGACTGAAAGTGCGAGGCCGCAAGCGTGTTGGTGCCGGTAATCCAGACGCCCCCCAGGCATTCGGAGAACGTGGCCTTGTTGACGTTGATGGTCGGGTTGACGGCAGTGGCGGAATTGCAGGTGCCAGAGGGTAGGCCCTGGTTCGCCCACAGCAATTGCTGCGGCGTAGCGATCCACACCAGAGCGCTCGAAGCATGCGCGGCCGCCGCGGATTGGAACCCGCGCTCAACGAGCACGGGAGCGCCGGTCGAGGGGGTTGTGGTGACCCGGATGGCTTCGGCATCGATATACAGGATGGTCCACTCGGCGCCCGAAGGCGTGCCGATGGAACCCTGCGAAAGGGGCTGCCCCGGTCCGTTCACGCCGGTGACGCTCGCCAACAGCACGTAAGGCTGAGTCGCGGTCACGGCGGCGGAAAGGGTGGTGGTGGCCAGTTGGGCCGCAGTCGCCGGTAGAATGGCCAGCAACAGGGCAAAGACGGTGATGAGAGAGATCGTGAGTTTTTTCATGGTCGTAGGTTTTCCTTGTGGTGGGATGGGGCGAGGGGGCGAGGGGGCGAGGGGGCGAATCGCCCGCTCTCCAGCTCTCCCACTCTCCCGCTCTCAGAACTACCCGCCGATGCGGACCGCCCATTCCGGCCGGATGGTCTTCCACCCGCCGAGGACTTCCAGGCGCGTGATGCGTTCGTTGGAGCCGATCAGGAAGCCGCGCGTCAGACGCATGGCCATCGCGAGCTTGGGATTGATAACCTGCTCGGACCAATCTAATCCGCCGGGGGTTTCCTGTTTCACAACGGCCAAAGTGAAGGCCTGTTTGTGAAAGCCCATGTTCTGCGGGCTGGTCACTCCGCCGATGTTGGTGAAGTTGGCATGGCCCTGGCCGTAGACGCTGATGATCGCGCCATTGGAAGGAGCCGCCACCACCGTCTGGAATACGGAAGTCGAATCGAAGTTGATGGGGGGTTCGATCGAGATCGTAGCGTTGCCGCTTACGTCCGCCGTCGCCGCAGCCGTCACGCGGAAGGTGCGCAGCTTGTTGGTGGAGCGGTAGGACAGGGGGTTGGTGGCGATCAAAGCCGTCGAGCCGGAGCCCACGGAGATGATGTCGCCAACATTTAGAATCGCCTGCGAGGCGTCCCAGCCGGTGGTGATGAGCGAGCTGCCGCTCTGGTTGGCGCCGCTCACGGTCGGGTTGGAGGTCGGAGCGCCGGCAGTGCCGAGCGCGCCCACGACGGCCGCGGAGACGTTCTGGTCCATGGACCATTTCCAGCCCACGGCCTTGCCCATGTTGCCGGTGAGGTACTGGTCGGAAACTTCCTTGGTCGGCAGCAGGAAGTTGAAGTTGAAGCCGAGCACGTTGCCCTGTGCGTCGGGGTTAATCACCAGGGAGCGGAACATATCCGAGGTGGGGCAAGCCGCGTTCTCGAGCGCAATCTTGGCTTGCGTGTAAGTGGCCAGGGAAGCCGGCGTGGTGCCGGGGACGCCCACAAAATTGTAGACGTATTGATACTGGTCGAGGCCATCGCCGTCCATCATCTGGGCGATAATGGCGCTGCTGGACTCGGTGTAGCGCTCGCCAAAGCGGTCGATGGTGAGCACCAGGTCCTGATCGGAAATCTGGAGATCCTGTCCCCAGAGGGTGTTGATGGTCACGGGGACCATCTGCTCCTGAATCGCTTCGGGCTGTGCGGCGTCGCCGCGGCGGCCACGGAAGCGGACAGGAATGCGGGCGTTTACCGTATATCCAACTTTCTCGTTGGGCACGGCAAATTTGTCGTCAAATTCCCTCGAGACAAATTTGGAAAAGACGCAGTTATTGTCCCAGCGCTCCAAACTGTCTTGTAGAATCGCGACCGGGTTTAGCAGGTCGTTCATTATGTTTTCCTCGCGCTTCACAGCGCTAGTTGGCCAGTTGCTTTCGGCAACGGCCGGGTTGGCTCAAAGGTTTGAAAGTGTGGGGCGCCTTCTGTCTCGCGACGGTAGTGCCCCGCCTATAGGCTAGTTGCCGAATTCCGCTTTTTTCAGCCTCCGGTATTCCGCAGTCGGATCGCTGGGGAACTTTGCAAGGTGCGCGGCCAACTCCGCTTGGGTCATCTGAGACAACCGTTTCACGGGACTGGTGCTTCGCGCACCCGATCCAACGGGATTCGGGGGGGCTGGCTTAACGGAAGCCGGCGTGGGCGCCGCGCGAGGAGCAGGCGCGGCATTCGAGGGCGCTGGAGCTGCAGCGGCAGCGGCGGCAGCCGCCACCGGTTGGGCAGCGGGCTGTGTTTCCTCGATGGGGTCCTCTTCCTCGGCGATCACGGGAGTGTCCGGAAGTTCGATTTTTGCCAGCTCAACTACGGCCAGCGCGAGCTTCTCGTTCCAATCCACAATGGTTTCGCCCTTGTTGAACTTCGTGGCCTGGCAAATGACGCTGGCCTCCTGCGGGTGGGTGGCCAGCCAATAGGCCAGCTCCGCGCCGCGCTTGGTCGTGCGCATCGCCTGATTCATCACGTCGTTCGTAATGTCGACATCGTGTTGCTTGGCAACCGCGACATCAAAGTCGGTGTGCCGCGCCTTGGCTTCTTCAATCTGGTTCGTCCACCAGGTGTTGAAGGCCGTTTGGTCGCGGGCGTCGGAATCTTTGCGGGCCTGCGCTTCGGTCTCGCGGGCGGTAGTCGTTACCTTCTCGCGTTCGATGCGCTGGCGATCGTCGTACTTCCAGTCGGATAGGTCTTCCACGAACTGGGGATCGTAGACTCCGTTTTCGTAATTCTCAGGTTTCGGTTTGGGCTTCGCTTCCTCGGTCGCCTGGACAGCGGGCTCGGGCTCGGCGGACGTCGCCGCGGGTTCCGCGACGGGCGCGGCGGCAGCGGCCGGCTTGCGGGCCAGTTCCAATTCCTGCTTCAGCCGCTCGTTTTCGGCGGTCGTGACTTCCCACTTCTTCTTGTAGCCGCTCGACGGTTTCGGCGCGGCAGGCGCAACGGGTTCCGCGGCGACCGGTTCAGCGGCGGCGGGTTCGGCAGGCGGCGCTTCTGCGGCCGGCGTTTCCGGGGCGGGCACTTGGCCGCCTTCGTCGGAGTGGGTTTCGACCGTAGAGCCGGTGAAACCGAGGTCGGACAGGACCTTCTCTACTACCTTGGGGTCCTGGCGCGTTTCAAATACGAGATCTTCGGTGTTCATAAAATGGGGTGGTTGAAACGGTTTGGTGCTTACTACTGAAAGCTCGCGGCTTTTAGTGCCCGCTCCAATGGCCGTCGCCATCGCCGCCGCTGGAGGGTTGCGGGCCGTCGCCTTGCAGCGAGAGTGTGCCGTTGTTTGGGGAGGTCACCGTGTCGACGGGCGGAGTCTGGCCCGTCACCGTAATGCTGGTTGAGGGCGAGACCATCTTGTCTTCGGATTGCGGGGTTCCGGCGGTGTGGAGCATCCTGGTCTCGGTGTGCATCAACCCCATGGGCGGTTTCTTGTTTGCCATTGATTTGTCTCCTTTTGTTACGCGGCCTGCGGCATCGGCTCCGAAGCTGGCGGCGCGCCGGCGGGTGGCGCTTGCTGCGCTTGCGCGGCCTGCGCGGCATCGGCCTGCTGCTGCTGGCCTTGCTGTTGAAGCTGCTGTTGGTGCTGCTGGTCGGAAAGCTCTTTCTGGTGGATCTGCTCGTCGCGCGCGGCCTGCAATTTGAAAATCTGGTCCATCTTGCCGTTGATGGCGTCGTACTGCGTCTGGAACGTCAGCATGGCCTGGTCGTGGCCCGTCTGCAAATCCGCGATCGCTAACTGGGTAGCGTTGTTCCCGGCGGCAATTCTTTCCTTCGATTCGCTCTGGATGCGCTGGACCTTGAGATCCTCAGCTTGCGCCTGCATCTGTGTGTTCATGGCTTGCAGAAGCTGCTGCATCTGCGCCATCTGCTGTTGAACCTGCGGCGGGACCGGAGCTTGGCCTTCCTGCTGTTGCTCCACGTCTGGCGGTCTTAGGCGGTCCGCAATTTCGTCGATGCCTGGGATATCGAAGGTCTTCAGGATCAGGTCGAGCGCCCTGCTCATTGCCTGGGGCATGGCCTGATAAAGCTGCATTAAATTGCTGTTTGCCTGCTCCCGGCGAGATGCGTAGCTGGGTCCGGAGCCGAGAGTGACGTCGTAACGCGCCGCGCTCTTAATGTCGTAGATCCGTTCGATGCCCTTGTTGTCGGTGTGCTTCTTGTTCAGCCACACCTGGCGCAAGCTGCCGTCTGGATCGAACACGGTCTCCAGGCGTTCCTCGTCGTAGATCTTGGGCGCAATATCCACCACAATTCTGAGCACGTGCATCTGCGAGATGGCCAGATTGTCGTGGTAATTGAAATGGGCGTTGTCGCCTTGGCGCTGAATGGCGAGGATCGCTCTGCCCGACTGGTCCGGCGTCGACTCGCCCATATCGGGGCGGAACATCGACAGCGTGTTGCGGAGATCGTCCGCGGCGTGCATGATCGCCTGGCTGATCGCAGAGGTGTCCACGGAAGGCGAAATGCGTTGCGGCGGTGGGACAGGGATAGGGCCGGTGCCGGTGTCCTGGACTTGCGGGTCGTATTCGAGGTAGGAGTACGCCTCACGGTTGCAGGCCGCCCACTTGGCGGCGTAGTTCTCGATCTGGTTCTTCGCTACCAGCCACTGCGAAATCGGAGATAGGCCGATTGCTTCGGCTTCCTTCGAGCGCATGAAATCATAGGACAGGTTGGCGTCCATCGCCGGCCGGACCATGCCGCGCACTGTGCGCTTGCCTTCGACGATCACCTCGCGGCCGATGATCGGCACGATGGGGATCCATTTGCCGGGCCAAGTCCAGCGGTCCAGAATCTCCACGCCGTTGAGCTTGTAGCCCTTGACCGTTTTCTTCGTGGTCGGGCGCCACGCGCGCACGCGGTCTTGCTCGGTGATCTCGTCCTCGCGCTTGATCTGCCCGTCTTCGAGTTGCGCCAGGCGACCGCGCTTGGTGGTGATCTTCCAAAATTCAGCGGTCCTTACGCTCCCCGTCGGGAACCAGTCTTTGCGGATTTGATCGCCGATGCTCTGGAAATCGAATAAGCTCGCAACCTTGGAGTCGGGGTACGTGTCCTTGTATACCGCCTCGTCCAGGTCTTCGGTGACCAGGCAGCGGCGCATGTCGCTGTAATCAAACTCGTCGGCCGAGGGATCCGGATAAACGGAGAACGGATTAGCGACGCGCCGCAGAACGATCTTTTGCTTGAACGAATCGTCCTCTTCCCAGACGGTGAGTACGCGAACCCAGCCGCGGCCGCATTTGACGGCATGTTCGTAGCCGGTCGCCCAGACCACGCGGGCATTCGAATCGTTGTCGATATTCCTTACTAAGCCCTGCAGGACTTCGGCGGTTTCCTTGTCGGCGCCTTCGCCAACAGGAGAAATCCTGGGTTCTGGGGGCGATTGCCGGGCGTCGTTTACCACTTGGTCGACGGCGGGGCCGATCCTATCGAACACCAGGCACGGGCGCCCTTTGCGCTCCTGGAGCATGGTAGCGTCCCAGTGCTTCAGCCCGTCAACAAATTCGAACTCCTGGCGCGCGCGCTCGCGAAACGGCGCCTCCCAGCTTGTGACGGCGGAGAAATACTCGTGCGCCTCGGTGAGGATGTCTTCGTCGGTCAGGCCGTCGGCATCGGTTTCCGGCTTCGGATCTTCCTTGTGCGCCGACAGCACAGACAAGGCGCTATGCTGGCTTCCCGACTCCATGGAGGAGTCGAAGCTCGTGCGGGTTTCCGAAGGTGGAAGCTGGGG